TTCATCGACAGCGTCCTTCTGCACCGTGACCAGTGACGGGACAATCTTATGACGCACCGAGAGCTTGTCCATCAAGTCCCGGGTTGTATAGAGATCGGTCGACACCTCTTTTAGTTCCCCTGTGTCTGCATGAAACTGATAGGTATGGGTCAAGGAGTAGGCGGGGATATCGGGCTTCGATTCGCCATAGAAGAACCAGGCGCCGTTGCGTATCGACACTTCGTCATAGATATCTTTTTCTGTATTGATATAGCCGGTGCCTGAGAACGCCGTCTTGATGGCTTCCAGCTCCATGAGCTTCTGACGAATCGCCAACTGGTACTCATAGGGGATGTTGAGGTCGTACTGGATATGAATGCCGTCTTTGATGGCCTTGTCTTTTTTGGATTCGTAGGGGGTGGGTCTCAGAGAGACAAAGAACTGCACAGATTTGCCCGTTAGATCGAAGAATGTGTTCAGTTGTTCAAGGTAGGAGCGCAGGAATGCGCGAATATGGGTCATGGTGAAGCGGCGTTTAATGGAGCCCTCGGGCGCGTACTTGAAGTCGAGGTCGATGAGGCCTGGCTGGATCCCATCGGATCGGCGCTGCTCCACAAGGTTCAGGGGTCTGAGATTCTTGACGAAGAGGTGCTCGTGCAACATGTCCAGATAGGACGAATAGTCCTCGTCCTTGATGTTCCAGCGCCCCTTGTGATCGCCCATGCCGACTACGGAACAGGTGGATCCCCGTTCAATACGATGTGTGCGCAGAAACGCGGCCAAAGGGCCATCGGCGAGCATGGATTCTGAGAGGGGCATTCTACTTGCGTGTATGGTTTTCGGCGAAGGATTTTACGCGTCAAATTTTGACGTCCGGTTCTGATTTCTATTCGGTCGTCCTGATAGAATGGATCTTCATTTGGTGTTTTACTACATCGGCATCAGCATCATACCGTTAAGAATCTAATTACGCCTCCTCCGAAGGAGGAGGCGAATTGGAATCTTAACACTAGTGCTTAGTATAAAATTAAGCCCCCACCCATATTGGGTGGGGGCTTAATTTTATACTAAGCGGTACTTGTGTCGCATCTCTATATGCTGTCTATTCCCTCTATGCGTTCTCATGCGATCCTAAACCTGGTGGCGGCGTCCTTCATCGCGTACCGCTTAGTATAAAATTACGCCCCCTGCAATTTGCAGGGGGCGTAATTTTATACTAAGCACTAGTGTTAAGAATCTAATTACGTCCCCTCCTATGGAGAGGGCGTAATTAGATTCTTAACGGTACTATTTTATGAACAAGGAGGGATTTATTCGGTTCTAAAAATTTGATGCGTAAAGGATTCCAATTAACTACTAGTATGAAGTTCTGCCCGACTTGCCGTTATTACCTCTACTTAAAGGTGGTGGGGGATTCGGCCAGTGAAGAGCAGACCCAGTCGATTCTGCGCATCTGCCATAACTGCGGCTATACGGAGGAGGATACGGGCGGTGGTCTGATCATGGAGACCGATCTGCAGGAGAAAACGAGCGAGGGCTACAAAGTGCTCATGAATGAGTTCACGAAGCTCGATCCGACGCTCCCTCATTTGCACACGATCAAGTGCCCGAATGAGGCCTGTCTGTCTAATACTGCCGCCAAGGAGCCTGACGTGATCTACATGAAGTATGATGCACAGAATCTGAAGTACATCTATCTGTGCAATATTGAGGGGTGTGGGGCTCGGTGGAGATCCAAAGGCGCATAGACGCCTTTGGATCAGCCACTTGCACCAGTCACTATGTGACTGGTGCAACGGAGATCCAAAGGCGCATAGACGCCTTTGGATCAGCCACTTGCACCAGTCACTATGTGACTGGTGCAACGGAGGTCGAAGGGGGCTTGAACGCCTTTGGATCAACCACTTGCACCAGTCACTATGTGACTGGTGCAACGGAGGTCGAAGGGGGCTTGAACGCCTTTGGATCAACGGAGGTCGAAGGGGGCTTGAACACCGTTGGATCATTATTTTAATGGTATAAGTAGAGAATGTCTGCAAAGCGTCCCTCTGCTTGGGCAGCATTTGTTGCAAGTGCACCAGCAACCTATCCAACACAATATGCAGAGTTTCTTGCTGCAAATCCTGGTAAAAAGGCTGCAGTAATGAACTTTGCAAAGTTTGCACGAGACGGCTTTGCCGCAAATGACTTTAAAGCTCTACAAGCACGCTTTCCACCGGTAGCACCTTCGCTTGCTAATTTAAATAGCACAATTGCTTCCATGGGTAATTTACGCAGAAACTTTGCTAAAAAATTGTATTCTTCCAGAAAAGCAGCTAAAAGTGCATTACCGGCTGCAGCAGCTAAAAGTGCATTGCCGTCTGCTGCCGCAAATGATCCGGCAGAAGAAGCCATGCGAATTGCTAATACCATCCAAGACGAGCTAGAGCACTTAAAGAGTGCACTAGGCCGCTTGCGCGGGGGGACGCGGAAGCGCCGATCTCTACGCTAACCCCCTTAAATCCTCAAAGACGTCGGCAGGACAGCAGTCAAACTTCCGAATCCGTTCCGAGCCCGTGATAAAATAGATCCACGGATCGAACTCATGGCCTAATCTGTCTATTTTTTCCAGAATATGGGTCGAATCGTTCTGAAGCCACTTGGCAAAGCAAGCCCTTAATTCAGGGACAAGCCTGGAGCCGCAATCGGCATAGAAGAACGCCAAGAACATATACAAGTCCCGACCCTCTTTGGGACAGGGATCCGCTGTTGAGTAGACTTGTCCAATGGCAATGTCACTTCGTTGGGTCTCCTTGTTGCCGATGCAGCTGAAGCCAAAATCGATCAGGGACACCGTATACCTTGATTGTAAAATCAGCGTTCTATCACGCACTTTCAGCGTAAGTGGCATAGGCGCATGCGTTTCAATCATCAGATTGCTCGGCTTGAGATCCCGATGGTTCATCCCTAGATCTTGCGCCAGATGCCACAGCATTGCGCTCAATTGTAATAGAACTTCCAGCAAGAGTTCCGTGATGTCCCGTTCTTTTTGTAACAGAAGGGTCAGAGGAACAGCGGCCTGAAACACTTCCATTGAAAAACAGACGCTTCTGTCTTTCAGTCGAAATACATCATAGACGGGTGCCGCCCCACGACTAAACCCACCTCTTATCAGTGACAGGTGCACCAATTGCTGAATACACGCCTCAAACAGCAGGCTCTTCGATGGAATGAGTGGCCGTTTCACAAAAACAGTTGTTGTTGCGGATCGTATTACGCGTTTGCCCAGTTCAATACGATTATAGGTAGCGCCTGATAAATTCTGGATCCATGACAATGACTTATAGGGTTCCTGGATATACAAATGCTCGTCCAGGATGCTCTGAGAACAGGGAACTTCGATCGAGGCCATAAAGCGCGGATCGCGAATACAGCCCTTTCCCTGCAACCCTATCAGTGTCAAATCAAACACTGTATTGCAACTGCAATCGCAGTGCATCTCTATGCAGGGGTTCGATTAAAAAGTCGCTTTCAGAACTTTATAGGCGGGACAGGCTGCACAACCATCCGCCAACATATAGGCCGCGACTTCATAGGGGTGCTCATAGGCATTTGCATTCAGTGAAGACGAAAAGAAGGCCGCCATCTCCTTTGGAAGTTGGCGATAGTGAATACGGCTCTTCACATTATAGAACCAGACGCTCGTGTACTTGAGCGACGGCGTCACGGGATTCAAGAAGACAGAGACGGGCACCCATTCGTTGTTCCAGATCCATAGAGGGGTCTCCATTGTATCAGGGTTGTACCGGCGAACTTCTTCGAGTTGCTCAGGCAGCTCCGATTCGAACGGCTTCCAGTGCCAGGCGTCGCGGAAAAAACGCAGCCACTGGCCTGCATGGGCTCTCTGATGCAGGTGCCAGAGTTCGTGCACAAAGGTCGAGTTCGTGAGCGCGGCGGCAGACTGGGGGAGACAGATAATATTGGGCGGTCTAGTGTGGGGCATGCCGCCGTCGGCCGAGGGCATGAGCGCTACCACGGTGGGATGAAGAGTTTGAAGAGGGGGCGGAACTGTAAAACTCTGAATCCGCTCTGTTAAAACATCCGCCTCGGCTAAGCTTAGGCGATTGGCCGAATAGTTCATGGATTCGCGGCTAATTCCATTGGCGCGATCCTGAATACAGTCTGTTCTGTAACCATCCTGCTGTTCAGCGGAGTGAAGTGCAGCGGCTCCTTCGGCTCCAACGGCCACATGAAATAAAAAGGGGGTGGGCTCCGAAACGGGCTTAGATTGTTGTACGCCCATTTTCTCTATTCGGTAACAACTTCATTTTTTAGGCTTGCCGCTTTTGCGTCTTTCCTCTTTTTATTCTGTTTCTTCTCAATCGTTTTGACAAGGAACTGATCCATCATAAAGTTGCTCAGGGTCGCTTGCACAGTTTTCTTTATAGGCTGTGTTTTTTGCATCTCCTTCCCTGTAGATAGGGTACTTAGCTTTAAACTGTCCGAAGATGCAGATGCATTGTGGCTAAACCCACCATTTAATCCAAAGAACTTAGTCACAAAGGCGCTCGTATGCTGCTTCCCGCATAACTGAAAGGCCTTGCCGAACAACAGATCGGCCGCCGACGACTCACGCCATATCAATCGCTTCTCTTCGTTGTCCGTCGGCATCTTCGACCACGGCACGGTGTCCGATCCAGGCATCTCTTCCAGCAGCAATCCGAACATCTGGCTAATCGGATTCTGCAGCTGGTGCCCCAGGTAGAACTCATAGTCAGGCACAAGCCCTTTCTCCTTGATCCAGCTCGGCGCCTCGATGCGATCCCCCTGAAGTTTGGCGGCGACTGCACCGACTGCCGGCCGCACATAGACAAACGGGATTCGATCACCCGAGGCCGGCGCATTTCCCGGATCCCGTAGAGCCATCCGATCCGCCAAGGCCTTGTGGGCAATCTGCAGCGGATTGGCATACTCGGCACGCAGCGACTTCGTGATCGTCAGCTGCCCCAACTTCACCTTTCCGTTGACCAGATCCATACAGGAGTCCTGCACCAGCTTGGTAGCGCCCACGACATCCCGTTCAAACAAGAGCTTCTTCATCGCCGATCCGTAAATCGTCTTCACAATGGGGGCATTGTCCCGCCGCTTGAGTGCAATCCCCATGTATTTGACCACAAAGTCGTCTGCATTCTCCTCGAACATGAGTCCCGCATAGCGCTTTTTGCTGAACATCAGCATCGGATCAAAGATCTTGTCAAACTCAAAGTCGTGCGGCGGTGCCAGAGCCTTGGTGACCAGATGCCCCGCCTCCGTTGTCAAGTCGATGACAGCTTGCCTTCTTAATCGAGGACTTAAAGAGCTGTCCTTCAGCGCGAATTCGACGAACAAACTGTCCGTGTCGCCGTACATCACAGAGGCAATGCACTTGGGATGGAAGGCGTCGAGCCCGTAGAACTGCTCGATAACCTCCTTGGCAAAGAGGATCTGCTTGCGGCCATAGGCCGTGATGGACGCCGCCAGGTGCTGCAGCCGGACTTTGAAGGTCGAGGAGCCCAGCTGGCCGTACAACGAGTTCGCCGTCAACTTGTAGGCTAGCTGCTCGGCTTCCAAAAGCGCCTGCTTGGCCGGATCCGGCTCCTTGGCCTTCTCCTTGCGCTTGGCCTTTCGCTTGGCCAGCAGCCCTTTGATGATCTCGGGCACCGTCGCCTTGGAACCGTCCAGGGGCTGTGCATAGCGGCAGATACGCAGACCGGCCTTGATCTTGTCTTTGTGTTTCCGCTTGTCCTCGGGATCAAATCGGAGCAGATCGAACTCGATGTCCGTGTAGCCGTAGCCGTTTCGCTCGTCAAATTCATCCGACCCAAACACGACTTCCATCAAGTTTCCCGACGCATCGTAGTCTTTCACCCAGACCAGGGAGTCGTGGCTAATGTTCTCGCTCTCCATGGAGGACGGATAGAGGGAGGCAAAGTCCGCGACGCCGATCGGATTTTTGTTGTAGAACCCTGGAATGGGATCCAGCACAATCGCGCCCTCGTAGGAGTCCTCGACACCCTCGCGATTCGGTGCCGGCAGCACAGGGATCAGCGTTTCGTTGGCTCTGCAGGCCTTGAATACGAGCGACTCGGCCTTGATGCCCTGGCCTCGCGTGAAGATGTAGCCGACGGGGACACAGCAGACATTGGCCATCGACATGCTGTTATTGAAGACCTCGCGATTCCTGTACAGTTCGAGCACCAGATCGCAGTCCTGCAAGCAGTACTTGCCGACAATGGCACGATCGGCTGCGGTGCCCTTGTGCAAACGGAAGATGTCGGCGGGACTCACATCGTCCTTCACGACGACCCACTTTACCGCGTCGGCCAGCTGCTCTTCCTCCAGCAGTTCACCCGTCTCCGTCAAAGGCCACTCCACCGTCACGACAGACCCCACCACCTCCAGAATTGGCATCTTGTCCGTCAGACTCTCGCCGGTGGCCTCCAACAGACACAGGGCTCTCCCAGGGCGCAGATCCTTGATGGCGCCCGACAGAGTCAGCACAAGGTGTCCCGTCTCATTCTTTTCTGTCTTTTTCAGCTTCCCCGAGAGATAGTGCTTGGTCACCTCATCCAACTTATAGGAGGGTAGGGACTCGTTGCGCTTAATGTAATGGAATAGGTCGATCTGGAGGCGCCCCGAGGCCGTCCAGATGTGCATGAAGTTGTCGCCCATGGCCGACGACGAGAGTCGCTTCTCGTCGCACTTGACCTCCTGATCCTCGACGCGGCTGAGCATCTGGAGGGCGCCGGTGCAGCCGAGATCCTCCGCCCTGTCCCACACATACCGTTCATCGAAACCAAAGACGTTGTAGCCGATCAATATATCGGGATTGATCGTCGTGAGCCACTCGAAGAAGCCCACAATCATACCCTTTTCGTCCTCGTAGGTGTGCACGACAATGCTATCGAGCGGGTCACAGGAAGGCCAGACAAAGAGATGCCGTTGAAGATCGGCGTCGGATGTGTTGCTCGTCAGGGTCGCCCCGATCTGAATAGCAGGATCCCCGATGCTCAGGATGTCCTTCAAGGAGCTCAGCAAGTGTCCCGCATCGTCCACGTCGGTCTTTTGAAAGGGGGCGCCCTTCAGCTTCGTTAACAGATCCGCAATGGTCTTTTTGGGGCGAAGCTGCCCCATAATTCCTGTCTCGAAGAGGCGATTCACAGCCTCGGCAAAGGTCTCCTCCTTTCCTTTTCGTTCCAACAGGGTGGCAGTTACTGTCTCCCAGCCCTTCTTGGCCACAGGAAAGGCACCCGTCTGCGAATAACACTCAATATCCCAGGACACGAGTTTGAAGGGCGCTACCGCGGCGACAGATACAGGGTGAACATCGGTACAATGGACGGTTGCCTGCCAAACAGGCGCGGTCAGATCTTCTACCGAATCGGTATCGATCGAGACCCAGCCGCAGGGATTGAGATTCTGTACGTGGAAGAAGCGGAGCATAGGATCGAGGTTGGCCTCGTAGACCTCTACGATGTCTGTGCGGCGAAAGGGGCTGCCGAGGGGCTTGCGCGTAGAGGGCTCCGACTTGTCGTTCAGGAAGAGATTCTTGATTAGGCGAAACAGAGCAAGACTGGGCACAGTGATTTCGAGGAACGGAAAGAACTGGTTGGCTGTGAATCCGTAGAACTTCTTCCGTTGCACCTGTTTGAGGGTCAACTGGGACAGAGGTACACCTTGAACGGTTAGATACGTGCGAATTGCATCGATGGCCTGTAGTGTTTTTGTGGAGGGTAGTGCCAAGTAGAGGGTGGGGCGGAAGCCTACGACATCCACTTGGATGGGTTGGCCGGTACTTGTGGAGCCGTACAGATACATGACCATTTCGCGTTTTTCATTTGCATTGTATCGCTTGCGACCAGATTCGTCTTCTTCGCTCGGCGGTGACTCATAGGGGGGTTTGTCTTCCTCCTCGATACGAATATCTCGCGATACCGTATCGAGTAGATGAAATTGTAGTGTGGGGGCAGTCATGGTTGCTTCCAAGTGAGGCGGCTTTAGGAGTCAAATTTTAGTTCAGCGTCTCCGTGTGCCCTTCTTCGACCTCTTCGTCCTCTTCGACCGCTTCGTTCCCAACGTCGCACTGGCAATTCCCATCAGAATGGCAGGGGCTGCCAACTGATAGGCGGTGGAGGCCATGGCGCCGTACAAGCCGCCTCCTACAGAGCGATTGCCAGGACGCCTGGAGGTGGTTACACTTGCTTGATCGGCCGCCATCGATTCAGGGAGAATTTGGGAGGTCGAATTGCTTTTCCCAACGCCGGGAACACTCGTCTGCGATACCATTTTTGCCGACCAGTTGTTCGGCGAGACTGTCTCTGCTACTGTAACGGATGCAGGGCGACCGTTTGCATTGGGCTGAATGCGAATTGTCGACATATTCATGGGCTCTTCCTCTTCCTCTTCCTCCTCTTCGTTGGCCGATACAAGGGTCGATTTTGCAGACGGAACAGAGGGCAACGACTTGTTTGCTGAGATCGCTTTCATGACCGACTTTGCGTTCTCAGGCTGTGTCATCGCATTCAGTTCCGCCAAGCCACTCAATTCGCCGACGACCTTGCCCTTTTTCACAACGGCAAATGTGGGAAACTGTTTCGGAGTGATGTTAAAGGCGGAACTCAGTTTGCTTTCATCGATATTGGCGGCGAAGAGCGAAGAGTTATTGGAACGCAGCGTCTTGTGCAGCTCCTCCTTGATTCGTTTGCATGCCCCGCACCATTCGGCCGTGATCACGAGAACCATTGCCTGAAGCTGCTTCACGGCCTTCAGAACCTCGGTTGCATCGGCATCCGTTTCCACAATGGTCGGAAAGGAGGGGCTACGGCCAACATACGACTTCCTGTTCTTGAAAGACTTCTTACTCTTGAAGCCATGAATCTCCTCCATAGATCGAGATTTCTTACTGACCATCCTCTACTATTAAACTATAATTTTTAATACCGCTAAAGTAGGGTGAATGGATAATCTCGTATTCATGTTATTAATATGCGCAGCTGCCTATGCTGCCCTGTATGTCATTGGCCACTACTATTTGCTTGAGCCCTTCAAGAGCTATCGTGATTTTGAAGCCTCTGCCAGGGCGGATGCCGAGGTTATCAAGAACGCGCCGTCTGTCTACGATACCATGGATGTCCGGGAAGATATTGCCGGCCGACCCCCGTATGCCACAAATCCCATTATGCGCTTAGATGATTATGAATACTCCATGATTTTCCAGAGTGAAGGGGATCGCAATGCACAGCGGCGTTCCATCAGCGATGCCATGTCCCGGTATCCGTCAGACTGGTGCACGATGCCTCCCTCTTCCTCGCTGTTTCAGACATCGCAGGAGGGCTTTGTGAATGCAGTGCAGGCCGATTCAAAGGCGGCACCGGCCGATGTCTCTGCCTTTGAGTCTATTTCGGGATTGGCGGAGCAGCCACCGGATCTGGATGCGGCCGAGGACGAGGAGAAGAAGGTGCTGGCCATGTACCAGCCCGAAGAGACGAAGGATCTGATTCATTATTCACTCAAAGACGCCAAGCGGATGATCAAGCAGATCTATTCCAAGAAGGGATTGGTGGCCGATCTGCAGAAGTCGAGTCAGGGTGAGAACGTGTTTGAGATTGTGGAAGTGCGCGAGAAGAACCCGACCATTGTCTGGGAGGATGATGTGTCGACCCCTGAGAACCGCGAAATCATTCGGGGGGAGAATCGGATCAATGTGCCGATTGCGGTCAGCGATACGGCCGCGGGCTTGGATCCCTTCTATGAGCCCCGTTCAGGAACACGCCTGGGCACGAACGACTATACGAAGTGGACACCGGGCTTGGAACGGCAGTTTGCCCCGACGTATACAGGGAATGGTTGGATGTAGCCTAAAATTAGATTCTGAAGGGTAGAATAGCTATGTTCGAGCGTATCCTCTTTCTCGGATACGTGTTCTTTCTTGCGGTACAAGGGGGTCTGCGGGGGTTGCCTCCTCTGCATCCCAGCGTACCGCATCCCAGCGTACCGCATCCCATGACCACCGTCATTCCTAAACTCCCTATCCGTCAAGAAGCAACTCTCGAATATTTCAGGCATCTGGATCAACTTGATAACAACCTTGTGTATCGGCCGTTGGCCAGTGATTTTACAACGGATTTATACTAAGTGATAGGTAGAGATGTCCAATCGCAACTTTGACTTTTCCGCCATTGTTAAGATTCTGAATGCCCAGAACAACGCCAACTTCTACAACCGGCAGCAGACGGTTGTCCAACGAACACCCGGAACCCCCTATACGATCGATCTGCACCCTGCAAATCCGTTGACCGGCAACTACGATGCCGATACGATCGCGACGTTGCAGGCCGGCCAGCAGGCCTACTATTTTAAGGGGGTTCCGGATACGACGGTGTTGTCGCCGCAGCAGTACCCGATGGAAGCGGCAGCAGAGAATCCAGTTGTGGAGCTTCCCCCCGCCCCAACCCTGATAAGTGCTGCCGCAGGCTCTGTGCCTGGTACACTTGATGTCCAGTATTTGTCTTCGTTTGGTGTACTTCCTCCTATTACGAATTATGCCTATTCTACGAATAATGGAAGTAGCTTTACTGTACCGAGTATACCCTCTGTAGCGAACCCGTTTCGTATTTCAGGTCTCACTCCAAGTACAACCTATCAGGTTATATTGAAGGCGATTTCTGCAAATGGTACAAGTCTCCCCTCCAATATGGTCTCAGGTACGGCGTAATGTAGAACAACCTAAGCGTTCTCAGAACACTATAGTATAATAGTATTCTAAGCATGTTGATCATCGACACACGAGAACGCCATCTGATCCCCCTTGTAGACGACTGTGTCCAACAAACGTTGCCGATTGGCGATATCTGGATCGGCCAAGATGTAACCGCGACAACCCTTATTATAGAACGAAAAACCATTAAGGATCTGGAAGCCTCTGTTCTGGATGGACGGTACAGAGAACAGAAAGGCCGACTTTTGGCGTTCTGTCAAGAACGGAACGCTAGTCCTATGTACTTGTTGGAAGGCAACTACGCAGAGACCACCGGCCGTCTGAAACCTCAAGCCCTTATGAAGCTTGTGGCACGACTCCAGCTGAAGCACGGGATTGCCGTGATGCACACAGAGGACGTAAAGGAAACGGCATCCCTGTTGGACGCGCTCCACAAGTACTGGCAGGAGGATCCGGCCAATCTGACCAAGGAGACGGGCACTCTGACAGCTGCTACGGGCATCCATGTGTCCAAGAAGGCCAATGCCGACGACCCCAGTCAGTTCCTGCTCCAGTGCCTCATGCAGTGCCCGGGCGTGTCCCTCCGAATCGGTCAAGCCTTGCTCACGGCCTATCCGTCGTTTGCTGCACTCATGGCGGCCACAGAGAAAGAGATTGCCTCCGTGGATGCTGCGGGGCGCAAAGTGGGCCCCGTGATTGGAAAGAGGCTGAAGGGGTTCTTGATCTAAATCAGAGTCTAGAATAGGAATGAGCGTCGCATCACAGTTTGTTGTGCCTAGTGGTGCTGAGGGTCCCACACAATGGAGGTCATTTACTCAGGAGCCTAGTTCTTCCACAGCCCCTTCTTCAGACCCTTCGTCAAAGGGTTTGCGCCCATCGGGGTCGGCGCCCGGCTCCGATCCCAGCGAAACGGTTGCCCCGTCTTTTACAACAGCCGCATCATTTAAGCCAGATCGTACTCCGCATGCGACTGCAACGCCCGGGAATGTAGCGCATTCTGCGGCTCCGCATCCCTCTGAACCTCAGCGTTCAGCTACAGAGGCGCCCCCTTCTCCACCGAATATGACAGAATCCGCGACTGCAACTATAACTCCAACTGGAAAAGGATCTGGATCTGCAACGATACCCCCTTTGACACCCACCATATTAATTGTATCTCCGACAGGGCAGATCACGCGGACGACGCTAGCATCTCTAAGTGAGACTATAACATTTACAAATACTCCATTTTCTCTACCATCGGGCTCTGCTTCTACTCCTCCTTCTACTCCTCCTTCTGCTTCTGCTTCTGCTTCTGCATTAGCACTGCCTGCAATAGCAGCTGGAACTGCATCTGCCTTATCGGGTTCTGCTATTGCAGGAATGTCTTGTGGTATTGCTGGAGTTGTAGCACTTATAATATTATATGTGATCTGCAGGCGCCGAAAAATACCTCTTACCCCTAAGATGGCTACAGCTGCAGTTTCGGTTGCGGTAGGAATGGTTGCGGTAGAAATGGCGAAGAAGCAGGCAGGAGTACTTGAATTTACAGTGCCTGTAGCCGTATCAACTGCGGTAAAAGTTACTAGAAATCCAGTTGGTAGTAATAAGACACAATTTCATCCTACGCGTTCAAGGAGGAGAGGTCGTGGTGGCGGTACATCCAAGAAGCTTTTGCGCAAGTTGAAGGGTAAAACTCGTAGGCAGTTCGGGGGTACGTTTCAAGAGGAAGCACTCGCGGTGTTTAATTTCTTATTTCAAGTCACATTGAAGGAATTTCTATTGACAGGCTCTCTGGATTGCCTTCAGATTGAGCAGAGAGCAAATGAGCTATTTGATAATTTAGATAAAAATGCTTGATTATCGCCATAAATCCGCCAATACCCCCGTCAGATTCGGATCCATGATCACCACATTCTTCTTCACGTCGGGTTTCTCCATCTGCTGCACAAAGGCCGTCGGCGGCTGGTAATCGATCGCCGACAAAGCTTTGCCGGCCGCTAGTTCTTGAGGTTGGTGTGGCTTCGCTACATGCGGATTCTTTACACCCTTTGGCTTCTTATTAAATGCAGCCAGTGATTTGCTATGCTGCTTCTCCTTCAATGTCTGGCTGTTCGCCATCATCGCCTGCATAATGGGACTCTGTTCTAAGATATAGTCCCGTTCATGATGCATCCAACTGATCTTAATCAAATTCGGAAAGGTGTAGGCCACGACAAATCCGTTCTGCCGTAGTTGATAGACCAGATACACCACACAATCCTCTAAGTCAATACGGGGCAAGCCCAGAATAAACGGCGGAATGGTGTACAAGAGATCGCAGGGGCTGTTCGGCATATTGCTCTGGACTTTGATTCGCGTATAGATGGATTCCAGAATCTGATTGTAGGCACGGAGTCGAGCCGCGTCCTTGGCCGTGCGCCGCTTGTACAAGTCCGCAATTGCAAGTTGCGGCGGTGCTGACATCCCTATCACTAGCAATGAGTTCATTCCACCCCTCTTATTCTCGGAAACAGAAACAAGGATGTGGCAAAAGATCTATCTGTGCGGCGGCGGCATGAACACAATCTGTCACATGGGGGCTCTCCAGCACCTCGAAACCACCGGCCACCTCCGCTTTGTCAAGGAGTGGATGGGCATAAGCGCCGGTGCCATGCAAGCCATGTGTCTCGCCGCCGGTTACACCGTCGCCGAGATGGTCGCGTTCAGCCTCTCCTTCGATTTCCAGCAGATCACCGAAGTCGACGAGGCAGCCGGGTGGCTCCTGAATATGGGGTTCGACACCGGCAATAAACTCCTCAGGCTCTTGAACGCCTTTCTGAAAGAAAAAGGACTTAAAGAGACTATCACCTTCCGCCAACTCTATGAGCAGACGGGGCGCTCCTTCCGCACTTTTGTGGCGAATCTCAACACGGGAGAACTCGTGACCTATTCCAAAGAGTTGACACCCGATTACTGCATCACCCATGCCACACGGGCATCGATGTCCCTTCCGTACTATTTCCAACCCTTTCAGTGTCCCCAGACGGGTCATCTGTTGTGCGACGGCGGGATTATCAATAATTATCCGTTGTCCCACTTGACGGAGGAGGAGCGCCAAGAGACGCTCGGATTTCTATTACAATCGAAACTACCCCCTCTAGATACGATTGAATTAACGGATATGATGACGCGGCCGCTCCAGATATTTATGCAGGCACGATTGTCTATGGTATCGGAACATAACCCGGAGCAGACACTGCGAATCTATTTAAAAAAGTCGTATGCTGTCGAGTTCGGCCTAGATGCGACTGTGAAAAAGGAATTGATGGATCTGGGGACTCAATCGGCCAACGAGTTCTTACAGAAGCGACGCATCCCTGTCCGTCGCTACAGTGTTGGCTAGTGGAAGAACAAGGGGCTGTCGACTAATCCAGGTTGCCTCATATTTCCGCAGCCCCTGAGTCGGCTGTGCCCGACGTCGCATCTTTTCATTGTGATTGATCTGAAACCCTTTACAGAACGAATAGGGGTTGCGATTCCGCACGGAGCCGTGCTGGAGGGGAGATTCAAACTCGATGGGTACATAGCCACAGAGGTAGCCTTTTGTGAGATAGGCGCGCGCCATGAGATCGTGATCGGAATCGTCCAGGAAATAGTTCTCTTCGTCCAGGAACTGGAGCTCCGCGAGCTTGGAACGATCGAGTAGGAGCGGGCCCCGATTGCAGGTCTCGAACACATAGAATGAGTTCTTGGATATACCGAGTTCTGCAAGGGGGCGTTCCACGGCTGCGCCCAGTTTCCCGATGCCCTCGCCTGTAAACATGTTGTGGGCGCAGCGCCCTGAGACGGCAATGATATTGTCGTACTGCAGAAACGGTTTGACAAGATGGAGATTGTAGCCCGGTTCCACCATCTTCATGTCGGCCTGGATCTCTAGACAATACGTGCCGGTTGCAAAACGGAATCCGATGTTGTCGCATTTGGTCTCAAAGAGGGGATACTCTGTCTTGAAAATGGTGATCTGGACAAGGGTCGGTGGGGGTTTCAGCGACTCTACGAATGTCAACAGGTTGCGTTCTGAATTGTCGAAGCAGTAATCTAGGATCACGATGAGTTCAAAGGATCCTTGGGTGCAGTCAAGGACACTCTGCACATTTGGCACGAGAATCGATTCTTGATTGTAGACGGGCATCACCACAGAATAGGTAATCGGCTCTTGTGTGTATTTGTACTGTTTGTATGGATTCATATAAACGGTACTGTCTACTATATATTTAAGCCTCCACGGAGGGAGGTAATTAGATTCTTAACGGTAAAAATAAGAACCAGTTTAGACTCTATACAGCGTACTTGGCCGTCCAGGCACGCGCATTTACATCATAGAGGACTCGATTAGTCTTGTACTCATGTGCCACCTCTGGCCACAGCGGATCGTCAGGATTTGGGTCGGTCAACAGGGACAGAATGGACAGCAGAACCTTTGAAATGGTGAGAGCCGGCGACCACTGGCCTTTGAGAATGTCGAGGCAGATGACGCCGCCCGAATTGACATTCGGATGATAGATCTTCGTTGTAAAGGAGACCTTGGGGGGCTTAAAGGGATAGTCGGTGGGGAAGTGGATGTCCAGGCCAAAGATGCCGCCGGCAAAAGGGGAATCCGCGGGCCCCATGATCATCCCCGTCCAGTGATAGAGGTCGGTGCCCTCGGGGCCACAGCTGCAGCCACTGGGCGGATCCTTCATCACGTCTTTCAGTTCTTTCTCGATACGACGAAGTGCCATGCTACTTATATGGATGTTGTTGGTTGCTTAAACTGAGGGATCCGCGGCCTTCAAATTTACTGCTGCTGGAGGAAGCTCATGACGCCGTCGTAGGTGCGTGCGCCTGAATACTCTTGGCGATCGCCGGACGAGGGCTGATAGAGAATGGTGGGGAATCCCTTTACATTCAGGGCGGCCACTTCACTCTTGTCGTCCGCTTCGTCCAAAATGCGAACCGTGACTTCGGAGCCATCGGACAGTTTCACGGGCGAGGCTTTCTCGAGCTTCTCAAAATCGTCTTTGGCCTTCACACAGTGCCCACACCATTTGGCCTTTACAATGAGGAGTTCGGCGCCCGATGAAAACCCCTCACGGTTTCGAAATCCGAGAACGGAGCGCCCATAGAGACGGATAATTACGAGCATAAGCGCCAGTACACCTATGAGTATGTAGAGGTGCATAATGAATCTATTTAGACCTGATAAAATGATTGTGTGCAAATGGCTCCTCCATTCGTCGTTTTATCTGTTCTGCGGAACTGCCATGGCCGTCCGTGAAGACCGAATCGAGACTCTGTTGGGACTCTCGATTCTGTTTGTACTGGGCTCCAGTTTGACCATGATCTAAGAGATCTAGACGTATAGAACTAGAATGGACAGCCCGAGCATTGGATTTCATCCGATCTATACGAAGAAGGATCAGATCCGATGGAGGGCGATCTATGCATTTCTGTGCAAGAAGGGAGTTGCGAAGACCAAGGCGGAGGCGGATGCCTTTCTAGACGTCTGGAAGATGCGGGAGGTCACCCTGCGGTACTAATCGGCTGGCAACATCATCAAGCCCAGCATCGTCAAAAAGAAGAGGCCGGCTTGGAAGAAGAACCCAGGTGCCGTAGGGACGCCGCTCGACTGTGTAATGGGCAGCCACTGTCCAATCATGCTGTTCAGGATGCGGAAGGTCTCGGGATTTGCAAAGACGAAGAACACAAGGGTCGAATAGAAGCTATATTTGATTTTGAGCAGGAAGCGGTTCACGTCGACATCGGGCATTCTATCAAGGCTTTTTAGAAACTTCTGGGGAAATTTGTGCTCGCATATGTAGAATAATAAGTAATGTAAGAATAGCAGGTGTAAAACTATTAAACATCTGATCAGAGGTATATTTAATATTAATTATAGGGGTAGTATTGTTTTCTGGAATCAAATTAGTATAGGTAAGTGTTTTCATTACAATGTTCGTTAATGCAGGAATACTTGCTTGAATCTTATTATCTTTATATTCATATAACTGCCCAATTATAGGATTTATATTGTTTGCACCGTGTGCGAATCTATATGCACCTATTACTAAATAGATTGATGTATTCGCATCCTTCGTAAAATAGTCATTTAGATTACGATCTATGTCGGGCTTTGCAGTATTTATTAAATCCTTTATGTTAGATGCAGTATATTCATCATTTTTAATACTTCTAATTGAAAAATCGGTTGTATTTATCTGAGATTTACATAGTATTTTAATATTAGCTGGTTCGGTTGTATTAAGATTGTATAATTGATGTGTAATTGCATCACTTCCTAATGCTCGAACCTCTGCGTTTGTTGGTTTTTTAGTTTGAATGGATTTTTGATACAAAGTGATCAGCGTTCCCAATGCCTCTGTACTGCCCACTTTAACTTTTATCATTATAGAATAATTATTATTTATAAATGTAGGTAGATTTCCTATTTTAATAGTTGTAATGATGTTATATATTGTGAGAATTAACTCAAATTGTTCCGATATAGATTTTGAATTATTTTTATAAAATTTTGTGATCAATCCTTCTTTCGCATCTCCAATTAATGCTTTATACCGAGCTGTATAAAATAATATATATTCATTCAGTATTTGACTCACTTTTCTAACCAATTTATCTTGCTCTGGGCTTAGTTTTGTAATGTCTACATTTAAGAAATGGGAGAGAGCATACAATCGTTTGAGTTGTGCATCCGAAGAAACGGCACTACTCTGAAATACTTTGGATCCCTCTTCGGCCGTTGCTTTTGTTAACCCTCCCATATCGATCTTATCTGTTAATTCCGAGGTAGGCAATGGATTTGCAGAAGGATCTATGCTATTCTCCAGGATAATTTGGACAGGGGGTCGACTGCTCACATAATTGATTAATGCATTCCAGGAGTCCTCGACCGCACTGGCCTCTTTATCAGGATGAAGGAGATCCCATAAAATTCTGAAAATAATATCACGCTTTACCTCAGGCTTCAACTTCGCAAAGAGTTTGCGGCGCGGTTCTTTTGCCGACTGTAAGGGGCGATACTCGCCGTGAAGAGCGGAGTCAGTCGTCTCCAGTTGTGCCAGCACCTTTATAAATTCCCGAATCGCCTTATTGTTCTTAAAGTCCGTAATCGTACTGACTTTTTTACCGGTGAGACTCCGTAATGCGGTAATGCGACGCTTAAAGGCATCCACGAGAATAGGCACATCTTCTGGGGGAATCGTGGAAATCGGTACCGCCCCCACAGTAGGAAAGTACTTCACAATGGTCTCGACAGCCGCTGGTGGAAAGATCGATTGTAAGGAGCCCGTGTCGGTAATTGTGATTTCGCCGATTTTGACAGGTGCGACTCGGCCTCCTTGCATACCCTATCGATCCCCTAGAAATTTGATCAACCTAAACGGGGCACACGACTATCAGTAGAATGAATACAGTTATCAGCGGAAAGGTCTTTAATCCCTGGAATCCAAAGAATCGGGAGCTCACTCCTACGGATGCGATCCCGATTCTTAAAAAATACGGATGGAAGGGGCGCTTCACCGATTTCAAGATCTTTCAGCAGGCCTGTGTTCACAAGTCCTATGTGAACCGCCCCGAGTTGTGGGAGGAGAACGGAGAGGGTACGGTCTTAGCCGATCGACCCGAGGACTGTCTGGCACTCCGCTCGGACGACAACGAGGAACTGGAGTTCCTGGGCGACCGAGTCTTGGGGTTGTGCGTGGCCACCTATCTGTCCAAACGGTACCCTGGGGAGGGCGAGGGCTTCCTGACCCGGATTCTGAGCCGGATTGTGAACAACAAGCAGCTGGGGAAACTGGCCATCAAGATGGGCTTGAGTCCGTGGATCATTCTGAGCCGGCACATGGAGGAGATGTGCGACGGACGGCGCAATCTGCGCATTCAGGGCTCCCTCTTTGAGGCCTGGATCGGAGCGCTCTATCATCAGGAGCCCGATGTCGGCCGGGGCTTCCAGGTCTGCAACGATCTGTTGATCCAGATCATTGAGCGCCACATCGACTTTGTGCAGATCATTACGGAAGATACGAATTATAAGGATCAGCTGTTGCGACTGTTCCAGGCCAAGTATCATGTCCCGCCGCGCTACAAGGAGGTGTCCGTTGTGGGGCCACCTCATGACCGTGAATTCACGATGGGAGTCCTCGATCCGCATGACAATGTGCTGGTGACAAGTACCGCACGAAACAAGAAGGTGGCGGAGCAGGAGGCGTCGAGGCTGGCTCTGGAACTGCTGGAGAAGGCATAATCTCTATTTGCAAAATCGATTTGCGTAGAGTTTGAGTATATCATGGTTTGTCAAGTTACGAAGTTTCGTAAAATCCATCCCTTTCACTAATAGGAATTTGCGCATCAGTACACTATCGATCACATTAACGTTTATATCTTTCTTCCCTTCCATAAAGGCCTTTGCTAATCGATGATACCCATCGATCAGTGTATGATTTGAAGTTACAATAATCGGATAGGATAGATCTGCCTCTTTGATCCGATCAGCATCTTCTTTATATTTTTTATATATTTTAAGTCCTATTTTATCAATAACAGTCATAGGCGACCATCCCTTTCCATTACCCCATACAGGTTCATGTAATTGTGGCTCCAATTCTTTCACTTGTAATTTAACAACAGGATGTTTGCGGCTATTTAAGTATGCAAGTATCATATCCACACTGTAAATATCTTTATAATTGTGCCATGTTTTGAGATCTAACATCTTGATCGCTATTTGAATCACAGATTAAAATGTTATTTAATCTGTGATTCAAATCTACTAGAAAACCCCCTGTTCTAGTAAGGATGTCGAACCGGTGTTTCGATGCATCGACGCTTACGAAACTGATATCGGATCGGACGCAGGCAGAGCATGTACGGCTCCAGCAAAAGCTGATGGCCTTGCCGAACCCGCCGAAGAATTTTTTACGCTGGAATTCGAACACGAATGACAAGGACGCCTCCGTGATCGGAGATGTCATGGCGGGGTGGGGCACCACCTGGACGAGAGGCAATACGATCATGATACCCGAAGTGCCCTGTGGCTGCATTGAGATCAATGTACCCTTCGTCCCTCCCGTACCCATTCCGACCTTTTATGGCTTGGCACAGTGGGCAACGGATGTCATGGAAAATGACAATCTCTGCGAAATTCAGAGTGTGGTGGCAGATCTAAGTGGCAATGTCTATGTCCTGGGATATGTTCAATCTCCAACCATCTATATACCGTTCTATTCCTATGTGGGCGTGAGTGGGGACATAGAAGAAATCTCCTACGGAACTCTGCCCGAAGAGGTGTCAGGTACGAGTTATTCCCCCCTTGTCAAGTACGATTCCGAGGGCACCGTTCTCTGGGCAACCTGTCTTACGAATACCGGGTCACCCCTGGATGGATCGGGCGGAACACGTCTTGCAATCGATCTGAGCGGCAATCTGAATCTAGTGCTGCCCCTTCAGGGAACCGCAAGACTCTATGATTTTGTACTTTCTCCTCCACCAGGCGGTGAAATTCAACTCAGTTCATACGGTACAGTCCCGTATGCAGCAAATCGGTATGTACTTGCTCAGTATAGTCCGAATGGTACAGTTCGCTGGTGTACCTATGCCGATAACTGTACTCCGCTCGGGATATGCACAGATATAATTGGCCAAATTGCTATCTGCGGCTCTGTACCGGCCGCCTCGAATCCTAGTTTTTACAATGCACCCGCTACACTCTATGGATCTATCGCAAGCAGTAGCTCGAGCAATGGATTTGTGATTCAGTATAATCGAAACGGGCAGGTTCAATGGGCGGCGAATCAGAGCAGCCCGTCTCTTATGAGATGCAATGCAATTGCACCCGATCGGTATGGAAATCTCTATGTATCGGGCATATGTCAAGATGCCGTTACGCTGAATAGTTTTAATCGTGTGCAGAGTACTGTGATTCAACAGTTTACCTTCGGAACACTCCCTGTCACAGGTGCGACAACGGCTATATTGTTCGAATATAACAGCTTTGGCGCTTGCCAATGGGCGACAACACTGGGATCCAACTGTTTTCCACGTGCCATTGCGGTCGATATAAGCTCCTCTTCCATGTATGTCACAGCAAACTTTACAACGGTTCCCTTCACGCTGAACGATGCATCCGATGTTGTAACGGATAGTGTCAATCCGCGTGACATTCGTGTTATTCCATTTGCACAGGTAGTTGCAGGAACAGGGATTCTCCTTGCACGCTATTCGCCTGCAGGGAAGTGCCAATGGGCGACCACCCTCGTATCTGCAGATTCACGGGCAATTGCCACAACAATTGCCACGGATCTCTGTGGAAATCTCTATATGGGGGGGCAGTACGGTTCGCCTCTAACCGTTCAAAGGTACAGTGGACTTCTAAATCAGAGACTTCTTCTGCAGCCCTATGGCACATTTAGTACACGCAATAGTACTTTTCTTGCAGGCTATACTGCAAACGGAACTGTGCTATGGGCTCTATCCGATGGGTCGGGGTCATGTGTTCTGAATGGACTGGCCGTCGATAGTAGTATGAATCGGCTCTATTGCGTAGGCGGCCGAGCTCGTGTCCCCTTTCAGGTAAACAGTTTTCAACAGATACAGACCGATCTGCCGGCCACGATTCAGCAGACACCGTTTGGTATACTCGCAAATGATACGAACTTCTATGGATTTCTTGCAAGTTATACCACACGGTAATTAATTTCAGAGGCACGAATAGGTATGGACGCATCAAAGATCACGGAACTTCGTCAGCGGCAGGCCAATCGGTATATTAATCGCGCCAAGGTCGTCGATGCCTCGACGCTCACCTGGCAACGGCAGATCGAGTCCTCCAAGTATGTTGCGAGTCAAGCGCCGGTCAGTGATCTTGCCACCTGCACGACGGGCGGCGCCCAATCGTTTACTACCGTCGGAACACAGGGCGTGGGACCCGGGGCGGTGCTTCTGGCAGGTACTACGAACCAGTACTATGTGCCGCCGGCCGCCATCTACCCGAACCCTTTACGTTCCGCCAAGGGATCGGCCGGCTCCTATGTATCGTGTGACCAGATTGCCTACATGCGCGCGGGCATGAACAGTTGCTGCGTGCCACCGGTCTCCGTGCCACCTCTTCTGATCACTCTTCCGACAGCGCAGTTTCCCGACAGCGATATCTTCTATCCTGGGGGGAGCTCCAATCTCTATGTGCCCCCTGGCGCCGATATCTCAGGCAATTGGCTCAACCCCTATCTGCCTCTTCCGAACCCGTACAACGCGTATACCGCGCAGACCTTTGAGAGCTATTACAAGGTCAATCGGGATCCTTCGCAGAATAACTATGAGACGGCCACCTATGTCCACGATCCCGTGGTCTCCTCTGTGCAGAACGGTAAAGTTATTTATTCCACGGTGGCACCCAACATGGCGTTTATTCCAACGAACAATGGCACGGGCACGGGTACCCTTGTACAGAACGGATTTACGGCGCCGAGATCCACGGATCCACGGTCGTTGCCATAGAAACACCCTCGGTATAATTCACACTCAAATACCTGTCAGTGTTCGATTGTGAATTAGGATTCTAGAAGACCCTAGTAGAGAATGGCAGAAGTTGCCAAAAAGGTGCGAGGTTATGTGCCTCGTTTCAGCAATGCAAGTGTGAAAAAGGAGCTGCCCCCTGAATACGAACAGCACAAGTTGCCGCCGACCATCACTGATACAATTACGCCCGCGCCGAGCACCTTTGTTGCACCCGATGCCGTGGTGGTGGAAGGATCGGCCAAGGCCAAAGCGATCAAAGCGGCTCGGGAGAAGCGGGTTGTCGTAAAACAGAAAGTGCGACTAGCCGCCATCGCATCGGATCGATTTGCTCGCGGGGATGCCGTGGCGGCTCTCTTCGAAGAAGTTGCAAGGGATCCCGAGCAGGCAAAAAAAGCCCGCCACTACGCCCCCTTCAAGGACACATTTCGAGAGGATTTGGCCGAGGGGGAAGACGAGTTTCCCTTGGTCAAATTCATGGATGCCCAGAAGGGCATTGAAGAACGCCCCCAGTATGCGCTGGACACGGCCGTCTATATGCCGAGCAGTCGCAAGGCCTTCTATTCGTTTATTCAGAATACGTATGCCAAGGAGTTCAACTTGGCAGGGGACATCAAGGAGCCGGATCCGAAAGCCTGCGAGAAACTGTTCGAGAAACTGTTGAAGGGCGGCGAAACCAAAGTGGAGCCGTTCCGCTACCAGCGGTTCATCAATGAGTATATACGGCAGAGCAGTCCTTATCGAGGCATGCTCGTATACCATGGGCTCGGCGTGGGCAAGACCTGTTCTTCGATCGCCGCCGCCGAAGCCCTCTATGGCGTTGCGAACAAGAAGATCATTGTCATGACGCCCCAGAGTTTGCGCGATAACTTTATCAGGGAGATCATGTTCTGCGGCTTCCGACATTTCAGTATCCACAATCACTGGATCAAGATCCCCCTTTTGGAACGCGAACTCGGAGAGGATGGCCTTATTCACAACCAGTTATATGTGCTGCATGAGATCTATGGGCGCTCGGTGCTCTCGCTGAGCAAGGAGTATCTAGAGCGGCGAATCAATGAGGCCAAAAATCAGCGAAAACCCGTGGATGGACAGTATCCGAATGCCTGGCTCTGGATCGCCGATTTTGACAAAGAACCGAACTACAAGTCGTTTACTCCCACAGAACAGGATCAGATCCGCAACCAACTGAAAGAGACCATTATGAATCGCATTCAGTTCATCCATTACAACGGCATCAAGAACGCTGAACTGAAGGCACTCTGCTGCAAGGGCAACGCCTTTGACAATGCGGTGATCGTCGTGGACGAGATTCACAATCTGGTGCGGTTGATGACAGGCAAGATCGAACCGTTTCTGATCGCCCGTGGCAAGAAAGAGCGCATTGTGCCGGCGGAACCCGTGGTGCCGGGTCGCTGGAGTCCCAATCTGTGCAAGCCGGGCAAAAAGGGCACCTATAGTCGCGGCTACATGTTCTATCGCCTTCTGGTCGGTGCCAAGAACAGCAAGATCATAGGACTGTCGGGGACGCCCGTGATCAATTTTCCCGAAGAACTCGGGGTTCTGTCGAATGTGCTGGCGGGCTACATTGACTGCGCCGAGTTTGACATTGATACGATCGATTCGGAACAGATCAAGGTCTTTGAGACGCTGGCCAACCAGGATCCCCGTATCGACTTTGTGAACACCGAGGTCGGCAAGGGCTCCACCAATTTTAAGGCGCGTGTCTCCATCTTCAATGAGGGCTATATCAAGGTGCTGAAGCCGGATGGCAAAACCTTTGAAGGAGTGCAGCAGAGCAATACGCCCGAGGCGCAGCTCGGCATTGAGGCGGTGGCCAATCGACTCATTGCGGCGTCTGTGAAAGCCGGTCTCAAAATCGTCAAGGAGACCGTGGTGTACAAGTCCTATCCCCGTCTTCCCCCCGATCAGGAATCGTTTCGGAACGAGTTTATCGATGTGACGAATATGGATCTGAACAAGGCGAATGAGCTCGTACTCAAGAAGCGACTGACAGGATTGGTGTCCTATTACAAGGGCAACAAGCCCGATTTCTTTCCGTCCATCACATCCGATACCCTTGTGGAGTGCGACTTCAGCTCCTTCGCCCTCAAGAAGTACATCACGCAGCGGCTCCGTGAGATCAACATGGAGGCGAACAACGAGATCGCCGACAAGGGTGCGGCTCTCTATGCGGCGGTGGAGGCGTACTCGAAGGCCGCCAATCCGAGCAGCTATCGCTTTCGCAGTCGCGCGGTCTGCAACTTCGCCTTTCCGTTTGATCGCCCCTATCCGAAGTCGCAGCAGGAACTCACCGAGGAGGTCGAGGACATCCAGGAGGACACCGAGATCGTGGAGGCCTCTTCGGATCCCGATATCGACCGCGATCTGAACAAGGAGGTCGAGGCTGAGGAGGCCGTCGTGGACGCCGAGCTCGGCGAAGAATCCTTTAAGCCCGTTCTGGCCAAGGTCGAGGGATCGGAGGGAGGCGAGGCCGTGGAAGACGAGGAGGCCGGCATGGTCGCCTTCACGGCCACGACCTATGCGGAACGGAAGAAGGAGGCCATGGCCAAGCTCAATGCAGAACGCGACACCTATCTGGCACTCGCCGATGAGGTCGGGGGCTTAAAGAAATACAGTCGCAAGCTGTTCGAGATTCTGACGCGGATGGCGATGAGTCCGGGACCCGCCCTCGTCTACAGCCAGTTCGAGGAGCTCGAGGGCATGGGCGTCTTGGCGGCGGCGCTCCAGGCCAACGGCTACGAGCCGGTCAAATTCACGGGCAAGTGGTTCGGCCCCGAGCCCGAGTTCACGGAGGAGTCTCTGGCCTCGTTGGCGAAGGGCCCAGGGGTCAACCGATTCATGATCTTCTCGGGCAAGGAGGATCGCCGTCAGCGTGCGATTACCTTGGCCATTTTCAACAGCCAGTGGGAGAGCGTGCCGAAGGGGATTCGCGCCGTTCTCGAGAAGAGCAAAATCAACTTAAAGACGAAGTATCTGCACGGGGAGATCATCAAGTGTATCGGCATTACGGGAGCCGGTGCTGAGGGCATCTCACTCCGCAATGTACGCCAGGTGCACATCATGGAGCCGTTCTGGAACATGGTGCGCGTGGAACAGGTGAAGGGTCGTGCCGTGCGCATCTGCGGTCACATGGACTTGCCGATTGCGGAACGCAAGGTGGATATCTTCACCTATGTCAGTCGGTTTTCGCCCGAACAGGTTGAGAAGCGCGACATGGAGGACGGGGTGCCGCGCTCCATTCAGACGAACGACGGGGATATTGACCCGGAGACGAAAAAGGAACGCATTATGACGAGCGATCAGAAGGTGCTCAATGTGGCCGTGCGCAAGGAGGCCATTAGCAAGAAGTTGCAGTCCGTTATGAAGGAGGTCGCCATCGATTGTACGATTAATGCGGCGGACAACGAACCCGATATTCGTTGCTTCACGCTCGATGCCAGCAGCAAGAATCCCTATTCGTTCGATCCGAATCTGGAACAGGACAAGATCACCACGGAGTCAGAGCTTGTAGAACACAAGGAGGCGAAGCCGGCGGAGAAGCCCAAGGCCGGCGCCCCTCCTAAACCTGCAGGACTCATTGCGCAGAAAATCAGGATCACGGTGCAGGGCAAGAAGCGTTCGTTTATTCTGAGCCCGTTTCATCCGGCCACGGGCAAGGCGACGATTCATGCACTCGAAGATGTCTTGTTGAAGACGCCGTTGGGTGAATGTTTTGAGAGCCCGGGATCCGCCTCGGGAATTGGGGGGATTCGGTTCTATAAACAGAAGCTTGCAGCGGTTGCAGCCGCAACAGCGGCTGCACCTGAACTCGCCCCTGAAGGGGCGAATCTGGAAGAGGAGAGAGAGGTGCTAGAGGAAGAGGAGGGAAGGGACTAAACGCTCTACCAACCATACTTACACTCCTTCTCAAACCCTCGTTTGTCCAGCGGATTCTGAAAGAAGTGGATCCAGGCAATGCCCAGTGTAAAATTGGACGCATTGCGATCCGCCCCCCAAATCAAATCGTGCTTCTTCGCCTCATAGGTGATCAAAGGACGATTCACATTCGTAATAAAGAGTGCCTTTTCCAGATCCAAGGTGTCCACTGTAAACGACCAGCGCTGCAAGGAGAGCTGGGTTACTATGCCCAGATGCCAGTCTCCAAGACTCACAGGAATGGAGCCCGGAACACTTATAACCCGTTTGTCAATGGACTGCTGCAGAACAAGTTCTGCCTTCGTATGATCCAGGCGTTTTCCTATTACCCAGAACCCCGACCCCTGCAGCTTTTCGTCCAAGCCCAGAACGGTCAGAATCTGGTTCGTGCCCAGAGAGATGGAGTCCATGCGGAACAGAAAGGTGAACTGTTGCCAGACACGAAAATGGATCTGGTCTAAGCCGAAGTACGCGGATCCTTGGAGGTGAATATACCCGTTCTTACCCGGCGTTACGAGCTTATCTACCACCTTGTTCTTATAGGCCAATCCGTGTTCTAATCCCTGCAAGAACGGCTGTTCGGGGAACCGCTGTTCTACAAAGGTGTTGCGCTGATTCACGATTCCAACTTCGTAGGCCAGGAGGGGTGCCGCCCGTTCTTTGGAGAGAGAACAGGGAGCCGCTAAAGTACACGAAAAGGAACCGGGTTCCTCAGCGGCCGGCAGCCAGATGACCTTGGCCAGATTGATCGACGAGGCACCACATCGGAGCTTGAGGCGGACTCGCCCTTCGCCCTTGGTGATTCCAAAATTGTCCTGACCGTTGAAGTCCACCCCTACATACTGCTGATCGGAGGCCACCAGTTCACAGGAGACATCCTGCGACTTGGCAGGGTAGAGATCCGTGAGGGCAAAGAGACCGGTGACCACGGATCCTGTTGAATAGCTCGGAATCTGTGCCTGAATCTGATAGGACACGAGCTCTCGAAGACGCCAGAAGAACAGTTCCACGCCTGCAACGAAGGGCAATCGATTCGGATCCCCCATCACACCTATCAGTCCTTGTAGTGCCTCTTGCTGCTGTTCTTGTGTGCAACGAACGCCTCGAGCACACAGACGAATCTGGTGCAACTTCTCCAAGACCTCTTTCCAGGACAAACAGGAATTGTAGAACCCCTGGTTCTGGAGCGAGGGATACAGCAGTCCTTCAGGCTTGCCCCCCACCTTCAAGAACTCCAGTTGGAGACATTCGAGAGGCCAGCCCTTCAAGGGTTTCGGCGTGGTTAACAGCATCTCTGTGCAGAAATCGTAGCTGTCCAAGAAGAATCCGTCTCCGAAGGTACGATCAACGGTTCTCGGTGCCGTTCGAACCAGAGGCGCATGCCCCTGTTCCATGGACAAGCCGGCCGATCGCTGATCGATGTGCTCATCAATGGCGAGCATCGGATCGCGCGAAAAAGGGTTTAAAGGAAGTGGACTCTGCTCGAGTTTCCGCTCGGCTTCCAAGGCGATTGACCACGCCCCCTGTTCGTCCAACCCGTTGTCTCCTGGCAACAGGATGCGGTTCGTAGAGTTCGTTGTGGCAGCTGCAGCAACAGCAGCCTTGAGCCGTTCTTCTTGGTCAATCAATAGTTGCTTCTGGCGTTGCGTTCTCTGCTGCTCCATTTGACGAATCGGAGCGGCGGCGGCTTCGATGGCCACTAGACGGCTCGCCTCGACTTGCCGAGCCTGTTCCAGAGCGGCTTGTTCTAAGAACAGGCGCTGCTGTTCCTGGATCTGCTGTTCCATGAGTTGTTGCTGCTGACGCTGCTCTTCGAACTTCTGCTGCTGCAACAGACGATACTCGGGATCTTGACTCCGATCCTGATGCTCCAGTTGCGCCAGGCGTCGGAACATACCCTATTAGTGTCACCTAGGACTTATTTTCCTGAATGAACGATACAGATCTCTCCTGTAATAGATTCCTGTCAGAACGACCAATAGGATCAGAACAGGCAACCAGATCATCCGAATGATATAGCGGAAATACATCAGAATCTTGTTTGTAAAGAAATTATGCCACAGCTCCTTCTGAATCGTGTCATCCACCGAATAGCCGAGGTCTTTCAGAAGTGTGTCCAAGAATCCGTAGCCAGGGGCGTGTACAAAGAACGGCCGTTCTCCTTCGTAGGTTAGAACGCCCTTCTCTAGAACGACATGCGGCCGTAGATCTTGCAACGGATACAAAAGGGTTAAGAAGAGTTTGGCCTCCGTATCAATATAGAATGCATCGGGATCTTGTTTGCAGTAGTTCGTAAGGGAGATCTGGTCACTCATATCGTTGGTGGGATTGAGGGCGTAGGTGGCTTCAATCACGGAGAGAAGATCGGGTGCATAGCCAATGTAAGTGCCTGAATTGATCGATTGGTTCTTACAGGTTCCGAAATAGAGCGTGGCCATCCAGTCCAGAACAGGGGTTCGCTTGTCCTCGGCCACGGCAATCTTGCAGCCGGTTTGTGCCTGAATCTCTTGATATGCGGCTTCGAGCTGCTGCAGGTTGCGGACACAGATCACATCGAAGCCGTCGATGAAACAGACGAGGTCGCGTTGTCCTTTCGTTTTCAGATAGTCGATCATCTTCTTGTTTTTCCAATTGAGCCCTTCAAAGGTTTCACCGAATCCGAGAACTTCCAAGGCGATTCCATTATCCTTACACGATTGTACGAGGTACGGATAATAGTATTGTGACTTGTTGGCAACGGTGACGATATGCAGAGGCATACTTACTTATTCGTTGGAAAATGCATGATTGATGGTTGCCCGAAAGGAAGGATAGTTCATGTACCGCTTAGTATAAAATTAAGCCCCACCCAATATGGGTGGGGCTTAATTTTATACTAGCACTAGTGTTAAGAATCTAATTACGCCTCCTCCTCCTTCGGAGGAGGCGTAATTAGATTCTTAACGGTACCATCCAAGAAAAAATGCATGATTGATGGTTGCCCGAAAGGAAGGATAGTTCATGTACCATCCAAGAAAAAATGCATGATCGATACTCGCCCTTTAGGGCGAGTATCTTTTATTTTTCCTTTGGACGGCGACGCGGAGTCGCCGTCCCTTACATGTTGTCCGGTCTCAATCCCGCTCCAGGATCCATTTCCCTTGTAACAACGCGAAACACCAGCTGAGTCTGCCGGCTCAAATTAATGAGTCGTCTTGGCGTATTGAGTGTAACAGAGGAGGGAGGTGTCACGAGAGAGGTGCCGATATTCCCCGAAGAGCCACCGAACTGATAGGGGGCTGTCGAGCCCGTCGTAGGATCCGTATACTGATTCTGGATCAGAATGCAGTTGGCATACCCCACCGTATTCGGTAGTATAGAATTCATACTTATGTCCGTAGATGCATAGCAACCGATTGCAGCAATCACATGCCCATCGGCGCGATTGAGCCATGTACTGAACTCCTGGAGCGCTCCGTTGCCCGAAGCATCCTTTGAATAGCCAAAATTGGCGACACGAATCCGATCGCCAACGGCCATCTGGAAACGACTGAAATAGGTGTTGGTATTGATCACAAAGAACTCGGGAGCCTGGCTTGTGCCACGATTATACGGCACACGGGCAAATGTGGAACCGTCACGAACATTGCTGATGTCCACGGTGTCGGCCGTGAGGGACAGCTGAGACCCACTCGGCTGCAGAAAGTCAATCGTGAGGCGCTGCAACGTCGACAGGGGCGCCGGCGAATAGATCTTCTGGCACTTCAAGAACTTCGGAATGAGTGCCGTGTAGCCGCGGCTGTCCGTCTGACTCGGGCTCGTGCCCGGGTCGGAGTACCAGTTGGCGTCGTACTGGAGAACACCGAAAGAACGATCAATGAAGTTGTCCGAGCCGTAGTTGTTGTTCTCGAGTTCCGGGATCCGCACGGTCACGTAGGGATAACTCAGCACATTGACCTGAAAGTCAGTATTGTTCGAGAGATCGGTGTTCTTCTGAATGAGCGTCTGCAGTCCCTCGATGGGCAGAATGGCCTTGACGAGCTCGATGCGGCTGATGTTCTTGAACTTCTGCTGGACGGACACCTGCGGAAACAGTCCCTGTCCGTTGTTTCCAGGATCGAAGTTCACCGAGAAACTGTAACGATTGTCCGCAATGTTCTTGAGCCAGTCGCGATCAGCGGAGCAGACGAACAGATTGTTCTCGATCTCTTTATATTCCACTACGTTGTTCTGGCGGATAAGGTAGTCTTGGGGGAGATTGGACTTCTGGGGGCTGATGAAGGGGGGGATCGTGGTTACAGAGGAGGCATTAGCATCGCCTTGGACACGGGGCCCGGGATTTATGGCGAGAAGGGCGAGCTCGCGGCCGTCGGGAGGGGCGGTCAAGGGCACGGCCTCGGGGCGCGCCGACCGACGCTCGGTGAGCACAAGATCGGTCGCCCGGTTCTGCTGGGTCTGTCCCTGGCGAAAGCTGTCGTCGGCGATCATGCGTGCCTGGAGTCCCGGATCCATGCGTTCCATGGCGTCTTTAGACAGAGAGGCCAGGCGAATCGCTTCAGCTTCCCGAGCCTTCTTGGCTGTTTCGTAGAGATCGGCAGGTGAAGGCCCATCGTCGTCCAATGCAATCCGAAAATCGGGCATGGGAGGGGGCACCGTCTTGCCCTCATTCCGCTCGGTCTGAATGGTCTCGTAGCGCTGGCTCGTGTCCTGGAAGATGGTGGCAGCCTGGCTCGTGGTCATGACAGTTTGAACGGCTGTTACAGGCGCCACTGCCACCGAGTTCTGCCTCTGCAGATACTTGGAGAAGTCTTGGGCGGATGCCTTGATAACCTCCTTGTTCAACAGGGGGAGAGGCTGATTGCCCTGGGCTGCATAGACCTCCTCCACATAGTGGTCGACAGTGCGCTCCAGGCGATCCTGCTGCTTGTCTGTCAGCTGAATGCCCTGGCGGCGCTCCACATCCTGTGCTACAATCTGCCGAAGAGTGTCGCGATTCTTTTGACTAAAAAGGGTTGCTTTGACCTGGCCGGAACGCTGCATAAGGCTCTACCGTTAGATGGGTTTAATATGGGGATTCAAAAAACCCACGGGGGGGACATCAGTTCGCCGGCCAAAGGCCGGCGAACTGCCTCCCCCGCCCCCCCTGTTTACTTATGTTTACTTATGTTTACTTATGTTTACTTATGGTTGCTATACCTTCACATACGTCTCTGTGCCCATCAGATCCACACTCACCACCTTTCCGTCCCCCGAATTCACAGGAATACTGTCGGCCAGATAATTTGCCTCACGAACAGCACCTTCATATAGAGCCCCATCCAGATAGAAATGGGATCCTTTTGGAACAGCAACCTTTCTGGTTCGCAACCACCCAGGAATCCTCGTCTTTCCTTTGATGGCATCCCCGTTCGGCACAAAGGTATACTTCATATACGTGGAATCAGCCGGTTTTGACCAGGCGTTCTTAGATGGCCATTTCTCCTTGTATTCACGGCAGAACAGGGTGACGGGCTTCCCGATCTGCTTTGCGGCAAGATCCACCGTAAAGAGTCGGAAGCCGTTCAGTTCCACAGAACTGGCGGGCATCCAGCGAGGCACCCCGTTCGAGGCCTTCTTGATGACCCAGGATCCTTTGATGGTGCCTTCGGGCAGAGAAGTCGCTGATTCAACAGGGGCTTTTCTGGCCTTTCGTGTTTTGGCCATTGTCCTATTCTATAAGGCGTGTATTTATAGATCTAAACAAACAGAAGTAACATGAGAAAACAGGGGGGGCGGGGGAGGCAGTTCACCGGCCTTTGGCCGGTGAACTGATGTCCCCCCTATGTAAAGAGGACTTTCCTCAGTTCCAACATATAGTTATCAGGCACCACCTCCTTCACATACTGCTGAAAGGGAACTCCATAAATCATGGAGAGCAGGAAGTAGATCGAGTACATTCCGCATTCCGTGTCGGATTTCTGGAATCGCCGGGCGTTGTACGCGAGGGTCGCCTTCGGTGTCTGGAGCCGCAGTGCTTTCATGAGCCGTGCCACGAGGCGCGGCGGCTTGAATCCGTAGCTGTCCGAATAGCCCACAAGGGGTTTGTCCAGATCGTGCAGATCAATGTACATGGCCACCCAGTGGCTTCCCCCCTTAAAATGCGGATCCAGATTGAAGATGAACCCAATCCCCCGTGTGCCCTTTTCGTATTCGTGACGCAGATCGAGATTGCAGATTTCCGGATGCATGCAGCGATTCTTGTCCTGCTGATAGGGATCGGGTGCCGAAAAGTCGATCGGCAGCGCCCCCATAAAGCGAAACCAGGGAAAGACCTCCTCGTACTGCTTCATGACCGATGCAATCTGGAAATTGTCCAGCCAGGTATTGGGCTTCTGTTTCCATTCATCGGGATAGCGGGGGCGCAAATACTCTTTACGGAGTGTTTCTTTGTCGGCTAAATTCGATGCATTCAGCATGCAGTGCTCATCGGTGGCCGCACAGGATCCCTTGGTCAATTTGCTACGCACGGTCGCGGGTAGACACTTCCCCTTTGCCCCTTTCCGTTTTGGATTGCAACTGCCGATCTCTTGAATGGAGAGCTTCCGCTTCTTGGTCGCAGCCATCCCCTACTAGTGATTTATAAAATAGATACAACTGATAGAGGAATGGCGCAATTTAACTATATCTATGCGGACTCTATCATGCTTGTCTATAAAAACATGTATATCGTCCTGTTTTTAATAATGGTGTTCATGTTTAGCAATAATCCTGCAAGGGCAAGCATTATGACACAGGAGATGGCGAGTATAAAGCGATCTGCGGGGAAACCAACGGCGTCTACGGGTTAACGTTAGTTTGGGCTAACGTTAGTTTGGACACTATTTATTCTAGCTATCGGTAGAGAGTATGAGCGCACCACAGGCAGCCTCTATGGCAAATGATGCGGATCCAGCAAATCATAAATGGGTGCGGGATGAGATTATGAAGACATTAAGTGGCGAGAAGATGGCAAAAATGGCCGCCACTGCAGCGTCCAAAAGTGCAACTCCTGCAATGGGCGGAATAAGTATAATGGGTATTGCAGCGACTTTATTTGGGTTAGCAGCAGGCTATGCGACCTCGCTCTCGCGAGAAATGAAAACTCTAACAGGGGAGGGGGGCAGTTGGACAGAGAAGAAATTGGGAGGAAGTCTCAATACAGTGATCCCTGCGGTCATGTTTGGATTCATATTACTTGCCATTAGCCTCATATTGCTAAGCAGGGGCAGTGAATTTTTTATACAGTTTCAATGTCGACTGGCATTTGGTACGGCGATCTTCGCTCTCTTAATTTCAATTCTGATGTATGTGATCGCGATTGCAACACGCAAACTCCCTGGTTTACCGCATGCATAAATAAGTGATGCCTAGAATAGAAGAGTACTATGAACAAAATCGATTATGCCGCCGCCCTCTTCTTTGCACCAATCATTATAATTGCACTTGCCGTAATGGCAAGTGCAACCTATTGTGTAATAGGCAATCGGGAGGATAATGCCGAATATGCCAATTTTGGTTTCATGTTGGGCGCAGGTATTTTTGCGCTCATAGTTGCCATTCTATCCGCATGTATGATGTCCGAGACCGATATTACGATCTCTGTATCCGTGATTATAGGGGTCGTTGCTCTTGCCCTGTCCGTGGGAGCCTTGGCATCCGCTTCTATAAAACATTAATTTAATCATGAGAAGTAGGGATTTCATGAACTATGTTCTGCCAATTGCAATTGTTGTTTGTGCAATAGGATATGTATCGATGGTAGGATCCACATTTGGTATCATTACAAGTATTGGTGGGGGTGCCTCGGATTCAAGTGCTTATGCACTCAAGATTCCGCTCTCCATTGCCGTCAGTGGAATTTTCATGGGATTCATGATGGGGATCTATGCTTATTCCACGATCGATGTTCGCCTTGTCTTTGCGGTCTCGATCCTCTTCTCTTGCTTTGCACTTGGGTTTGCCTTTTCAGCCCTCGGATTGTCCGCCATTACGCACTGAGCGCCACGATCGAATGCTGAATACGGATATGGGGGGTTCCTCGATTCTCGAGCAGAAGGAGGCCGTGGAGTCGAAGCACACAGGTCAGAGGTTGCCCCGGCTTCAGTGTCTGTAGTGGTATAGATCCAGTCCCTGTTCGTATAGGGGTAGTAGGATAGGCATACACAGTCAGAACGCCAGGAAGATAGAGTTTCTGCAGAATTCCATGGATGTCGCGAAGACTGAAATGGCAGGACGGTTCTGAGAACAGATGTCGTTGGCCATAGATATGATTCGCAATGAGGTCTTGAATGGCATGGAGCTTGTTTCCCAGCGCTTTCGCGCAATCCAATTGAACACGGTTGGTCGTTGCATCGTAGTGTAGCAAGGGCATGGGCGGCATTTGAATGGCACACCCCGTAAAGGTGAGCCCCCTGTCCTTATAAAAGAGGGGGGCTATTCGTCGCTCTTTTTTATCAGTATAGAACGGGTCTATATGAAATTTTGCGAGTTCAATTGTTTGATACGGTACTGCAAGGAGCATTCACACTAGGGAATGCTCCTTGCACGTGGTTTAAGCACTCCTTTGTTGAATATTCTGCTATGCCAATAGGTGGATGGTAAAGACACGAAAGAAGGAACGACTCGTCCAGTTTCAACGCGGACAGTTGATTGATCGGTATCTCTGTGATCTGCATACACATCGTAAGAATACAATGAAGGGGCATTCGCCCTGGAAACAGTTCTTCTATAAAACAATCGGCACGGACATTGTCAATTCCACGAATGAGCCCTTTGAACTAACAAAGAACACCGTGGAACGATTTCTCGAGTTTCAGACCACACACAACAAGTGGTTCAAGTTCGTTCTGTTCGAATACGATGATCAGAAGCATATCTATGTGATACAGGGCAATTCTTATAACAAACACACTCTCTGTATTCTCAAGGGAATTCTCGAACAGACACGCGGCGATCCCCTCTTTGATGAACTTCGCACCCTCTATACAAAACTCGTGCAGCAGAAACATAAGGGGAGCCTGTATACTCTCTATCAGCTCAAACAGCGGCTTCAGACCCTCGTGCAACTCTATTATCCCTGCATGCCCGTTCTCGTGGCCGGTGCCGGCACCGTCAATGAAGACGGCTCCATCTGTTTGAACAATAAATCCGGCCATTACACACCCTCTATTCGTCGAATTCATAAGGCCGGCACGCTCTTTACAGAGATCACCGGTCGAGCCGTGCATGTGCAGGCCTATGATCGCGCCGCCCTTCGAAAGCGGTATTCAAAGGACTACAAGGACGAGGGATCGATCTGCGTCTAGTGCCTAAGGGACGCATATGATCTCTTCCCTAATGAACACGCCCTCCTTTGCGTGGCGAGGGATTCCTGGATCCGGGAAACGGACGCAGTTGCTCCGATATCTGGAAGGGCATGCCAAGCGCCTAGGCATCCCGTTTCGTCTGAAAGAGGCCGTCTGGTACCTGACCAAACCGAGCAACGGCTCGGCGGATCCGGACGAAGAGGATGAGGACGGTGCCACGAGCAAGTCCATTCCCTATGAGGAATCTGCGCTCCACCTAGGCTTCGATGTGGCACGCATGAGCATGAGCGACAAGATCTTTCTGCAGTCGATTCTGACGCGTTGGACGGGACAGCAGGATGTGACCCTGGCTTCGTCCGCGATTGCCACGAGGTACCTGGTGTTGTACCATGCCCATTACTTGACGGATGAAAGTACCTTGCAATTGCAGGAGGCCTTGGAACAGAGTTCGTCGTTTGCTGTGTTGTTGACAACGGAGCTCCCCATCTGCCCCCGGCTCCGCGATTATTGTCTGGAGATTCCGGTCACGAGCGATCGTGACCACTTGCTGACACAGTATGTGGACAAGGCGAAGTTGCCGCCGACCGATGTCTGGACACTGTTCTTTGCCAAGACGGTGGAGGACTGGTCGAGTTCGTGGTCGCCCGGTCGCATCCAGGAGGTGCGGAATTGGATCTATCTGTGCCTGCAACGGAATTTGCGGTGGACGGATGTCATTCAGCACTGGTTGAAGGCCATCTATGCGTCCAAGTGGATCACGGAGGAGAAACGGAGAGTGTTGTTGAAGGTGTTGTGGCAGGCCGAGTCGGGTTCGGGGTGGGTTCTTGTGCCGTCGTATCGCATCCCGATTCTGTGGGAATCGGTGCATCTGAAGCTGGCTCGACAGATGTATTTGCTGCGGAATAATTTGTGAGGGGTTTGTAGGGATAGATGTCTAGACTGAGAGATGAATATTCGTTAATTCGAAGGGTTTGTGATAAACAGCAATTTAGTATGAAGGATGTTGACGATCTAACAGTTCAATTTGGAGAGGTGCTATCATTTACGCATAACTCATTACAGGCACTCTATCTTATAGTAATAAATATCACAAGACCTCACTCCATGGGATATAAAATGAAAATGTTATCTACACAAAGGGGGTTACTTCTAGATATAATTAATAATTTGAAAACTGAGCGCTTATATTTAATGGGAGGAGATCTTGATAGGTTGATCCCAGGTGATAACAAACAAAATGCCGATATAGTATGTAGCGCCGTACGTGCATATTTATCAGCCCCCGAATCTGATATTAAAAAGAAAGCGAGAGCCGATGGACGCATGATAGCAAAAACCCCAATTGCAGCCATAAGAGGACTATATGATTATCGTGCAAATGGATTGCGTCCTCCTGTAGAGGTAGTTGGACGTGCCGCAGCAGGAGCTGGTGCTGCCCCTGCCGCTTCACCAGCTCCTGCTGCACTTTCTGCAGGGGATGCCGCTGCAGGAGCTGGTGCTGCCCCTGCCGCTTCACCAGCTCCTGCTGCTGCACTTTCTGCAGGGGATGCCGCTGCAGGCGCAGGAGCTGGTGCACCAGCGGCATTCCCTGTACCAAGAGCCGTAGCATCAAGGGCTTCGCGAACAGGAAATTCATACCTTCTTCCTTCGTCATCATTTCCTGCGGGTTCCTCTCGTAGTGGCGCTCACTTTGTGCGCGGCGGCAAACGCAAATCCAAAACTATCCGCAAACATAAATCCAAGCGTCACACAAAACGTAAACGTAACCAAAAGTAAACTTGAATCAAACGTACCGTTAAGAATCGAATTATGCCTCCTCCGTCGGAGGAGGCATAATTCGATTCTTAACACTAGTGCTTAGTATAAATTTACGCCCCCTGCAATTTGCAGGGGGCGTAAATTTATACTAAGCGGTATCTAAACTCTCTAGAACAAATACAGAGTTTAGACATGGAACCCTTCACTAAACGCGATCTACTCAACCTCCGAACAAGTGCGCGACGTAAGAGGGACGAACAGGAGGTGCAGAACTATATTCGGGACATCCGAAACACCGTTCTCAAGAAGGCCAAAGAGGGCAACGAAACCTTCTGTACCTTCTGGCTCATCAATTCAGCCCAGGCCGTCGACTGGATCCAGAACACGTTGGAATACTATTACCCGTGGCACTCCAAGTTCATTCGGAAAACAGGGAATCGTATTCTGGATAGCTGCATGAAACGGCCGATCCCTATAGAACTGCTCGATCGCATTCTGGACGGCCTGAGACCTCTGTTCCCCGACTGCGATATCGAGTTCTTGAAGGATCCGGTCGATCAGCTGTTGATCAGTTGGAGGTAGGCAATACTTTACAAAGAGGTAAGCGATAATAGAAAACCAAGCATCTGGTGCGGAATAAATTATAAGGGAATTATAGAGATATGGGGGATCATCTATTGACACTAGAAGCATTTATTGCTACTGGAACACTAGGGGTAGATGGACAAATGCACTGGCTTCCATCAAGTGCCGCCCGTATTAAGCCTTCCCTATTAGTATCATTAGAAAAATTTATTAACACGCTCTCCGATAATATAGTAAAAGCTGATGCAAATAAAGCGATTCAGCTAATTCGAGCAAATACACTTGAGTTGCGTAATCAAAAGGAAACTGATTCGCTTGGAATTGCAATAGGCTTGTATTTAAAAGCAGTTGCACGTGCTCAAGACCTTAGCAATATTAAGCCTTCCATGTTAGAAAAATTAAAAAAATTTATTAATACATTCTCTGATAATTACCCTTTTCTAGTAAAAGCTGATGCAAATAAAGCGATTCAGCTGATTCTAGCAAATACACTTGGTTGGCATAACCAAACGGAAATTGATTCGCTTGTAATTGCAATAGACTTGTATATTGATGCAATTGAAGGTCGTCAAGCTGTTAAAAATAGCAAACGCTTAATAAATGAGTCATCATTAATTGAGGGTTGGACGAATAATCATGGACGCGGACGATTTATACCGCCTGAATGGGGAGGAGATGACCCGCTCATTCAGGAGAGACCAAACAATGCGCTCCCCAATGCACCTGAGAATGAGAATATAGGGGATCAAGCGATTCAACACGGCAATAATATAAATAATCATCTCTTTAATAATGTAGGTGCAAATGTAAATGCGTCCATAGTAAAAGAGTTTCGCCAAAGGCGAAATCGTGATCTGCCAGCAGCACCCAAACGTAGTAGAACAGGCAGTCGTGGCGGTAAACATACACGCACTCGCAAACACCGATCCAAACGGCACACAAAGCGTAATCGCAAGTAAACTACGCCCGAAACGCCGCCTTCTCATCCTCCTTGTTCGCCTGATCAATCATCGGCGCCTTCTCGACCACCCGTCCTTCCTCATAGTACTTGAACTTGATCGGATGAGCTCGGTGGTAGTCCAGAGCCCGTTTGGCGTATGCATGAGACTTATAGGTGACAAAGGCGGCTACGCGCAGAACACCGCGAATGTCCGTTTTTGCAGAGATGTACACATGCTCCACGGGCGTCGTGGCCTTCGTCAGTTCAGGAAAGATCTCTTTGCCACTCATCTTTCCATAGACCTGGCGTTTCATAGCCTTGATATCAAAGCCCTTTCCGTCCGTCTTATTCGGAAGATTGGTGAGTGCGAGCTGCTTGTAATCGGCCTTGCGGCTTGCCAAGGCCGAGACATACGATTTCGAGCGGATGGCAATCGCTGCCTTTTCGACAGGTGCAGGAATGACGACGGGCTTCTTCACAACTTTCTCTTTCATGACAGGCTCCAGTTGAAGTGCGATATTTCCCCAGCCCTTGGCGCCCTCTGTAAAGGCACGGATCTTGGGGTCGGATTTTAGATCGGCATAGAGTTTTGCACTCGCTTCGGCACGGGCTACGGGGACTCCTTCGGCGATCAGCTCCTCTCGCTTAGATAAATAGAGGGTCTTGGAATTAACGGCCGCCAATCCGAACTTCTTTTCCCCCTTGCGCCGTGTCTCATTCTGCTTCTTTGCATTCCGTTCTGCCTTTTGTGTTTCGAGCTGCAGTTTAGCCCGGGCTCTGCGTTCCTCTCGCAGACGCTCTTTCTCGTCGTTGTCGTCGTTGTTATTGTTGTTATTGTTCTCGTTCTCCACGATCTCCTCTAGTTTCCCCGGTTTCACTAATCGCAACCCCCTCAACGCCAAGAGACGCGTGGGGTCGGAGGCAAGCCGCCGCTCGAACTCGGCGGCGGCCTCCTCCTCTTCCAGGCGCCGTTGCTCCATGGCCGACAGGCTGTCGCGGATCTGCTCCATGCGTTCATGGATCTTTGCACTCTCGCTCTTCCGTTTAACCGCACGCTTCAGGGTCGCGGACGTCCCTTTGACGGCGCCCTTTGCATAGACACGATGACTCTTGGTTCTGGTTGCCTTTCTGGCCATCCCTACTGATCTGTAGAAAAATTGAAGGACGAGACTCCTCAGAGGGGGCGCTGTGTCCCATCCATACTTCCACCATGACAGAGTCTCTGAGTCTAATTCTTCAACTGGTGGCGGCCACGGGATACGCAGAGGAGGCGCGGCAAGTGATTCAGAGCTGCAAAGAGTTACGAGAGGAGCGCGCCCTCTGGATCCCCCTTCTCCGAAGCCCTGCGGGATTCTATTCCCTCTTCCATGCAATTACAAAGCACGATTTGGCGCGTATTCAATGGCTCTGTGAGCAGATCTATTATCCGCTTACACAGTGTGATCCGAATGATCGTTCTCTCATCGGATACTGTGTGCGGCACAAGGCGCCCCTATCTCTTGTGGACTATCTCTGCAGTCGAGGCGCGCCCGTGGATCAACTCGACAAGCAGAAGGAGACCCCGCTCGTCTATGCCATCCAAGATCATCAATATTCAATGGTCGAAACCCTTATCCGGCAGGGAGCCGATCCCAATTGTGTTTGCAACGGATCCTCGCCCCTCTGCCATGCCATTCGGAACGGCGACCTCACCATGGTAGAACTGCTCTGCGCTCTAGGCGCCGACGCGTTAGAAGACCAGGCCATCGGCTGTGCTGTTCGGTATGGCCATCTTCCCATTCTCTTAGAACTCTTAGAACACGGCGCCTCTGTAGAAACAACGGATCCGAAGGGCAATTCCTTGCTGCACTATGCGGCGCAATTCAACTGTGTCGAACTCTGCGCCTATCTCTTGGCGTTCTTGGATGTGAACCGTCTGAATGCAAAGCAACGAAGCCCGATCCTGTTCGCAGGTACCGTTGAAATATGGGATCAGTTGCAGGCGGCGGGCGCGAATCTCAATCATAGTGATATCAATGGCTGGACGGCACTTCACTATGCCACCCATCATCGTCGCATCCCTATTGTCAAGCGTCTTTTGGAGAACGGCGCATCCAAGGACAGGCTGACCCATTCAGGAATGACCGCTCTGGATCTCGCCATTGTGAAAGACTTTCAGGAGATTGTGGAGCTTTTATCCCCTTCCTAAGCAGGGAATGGCCATGTTGCAGGCCATTACGGATCATATGCGATTACCAGAACCAAAGCGGTGGATCACGAAGCCCCTGTCAGAGGCGCATCTAGCCACCTTAGAACGAGAATGCGAAGCCCCGTCCGACTTTGATGAGATTTTTTCAAAGAAACACTTGTGGGCGCTTTTTAAGGCCGGCCGTATTCATCCCGTTGTCAAGCAGCACCCCAACGGCCTCGGGACGGTCGTCGCTCTGTTGCCCGATCCGAAACAGGTCGACGAGATCCCCTGGGACTTGTGGTCGATCATTCTGCAGATGTTCAAACGGAAAGACGGATTGCCCTATAGTATTTTCTTATGTGCGCACCCGGCTCGGCGAGAGTTCCCCGCATTCGGTCAACCCGTCACGCCCCTCCACATCAACGGTGGCTACACCTATCCGTGTGATGCAACCTGCGTCTTTGTCTTTCGGGCTCAAGAGGCCACCCGTGTTCTCATTCACGAGCTCTTCCATTCAAGCTGCTGCGACAACACCAATCTCCCCTTGGAAGAACGCGAGGCCGAAACGGAGGCCTGGGCGGAACTCATCTGGTGTGCCCTTATGGCCAGGGGGGACTTAAAGACCTTTAAGTCCTATGTCAAAAAACAGGCATCTTGGATCATGACGCAGAATGCGGCCTTGCTGCAAGGGCGCCATATGCAGCCCGGTCATCAGGGATTCCCGTGGCGCTACACGGTGGGCAAAGCGCTCTGGTGGCAGCGATGGGGATTGCTGGAAAAGGCGCTGCCCACGGCACCGCTGCAGGGTTCTCTCCGTCTCACCTTTATGCCCCCAGGGGACTTAAAGAGATCATGGAATGTGCCGACGAGTTCCATGATGCTCTAGAGCTGTGCTCCACGCACAGCTCTGAGGGTAAAATTATAGAGCTCTTAGCATAAAGCAAATTGCATTCCTGCTCTTAAGAACAGGAATGCAACTTCAGATCTTGGGTATTGGAATCACCCTCGGCGTTCTAGGCGGCGGTCTCTTTGTGACGGGGCTTCTGATGTCGATGGAGCCACTCATAGTCACAGGAATCGTGCTGCTTGTTGTATCGATCCTTCTCTTTCTCTCTCTCATTTGCAAGAAGTCTGTGGCCGTTGAAGAGAGCTCACCCCCCAACCCTATTCGTGGTATGAAACGCAACAAGAGTGACACCGATCTGGAGCTTATGCAACAGGAACCTGGCGTTTAGGCAAACAGCCCGATGTAGTCGCCGACCGAACAGTCTCGTTCCTGTACCGTAAACTTTGGACTGGGGCGAAGGAGACGGAGAGGGTGTGGTACAATCAGAGCGAGACAAGATCCGCCGAACTGGAAGTCTCCGATGTCCTGTCCGTGTTCTACTTTGAATCCTCGGTGCACCGTGAGGTTGATGGAACCGACGGCGGTGGCACCGATTGCCACTAGAATAATTCCGTTGGTAAAGGTGATGATTTTTCGGTAATTCTGCTGGAGAACCGGAATCGTGTCAAGCAGAATCGGATTCACGCTGCGGTAATGGCCGCCGACGGATTCGATGGATTTGATAGTGCCCTGGATTGGGCTGTGAATGCGATGGTAATGGTGGGGGGCGAGCCGAAAGATATAGACGGCGGCCTCTTGGATGGGTCGGCGTACAAGCGTCTCCAGCGTATACGGCGCCCCCTTGATGTCAAAGGTACCGTTTGTAGCATTTTGGAGGCGCCTCGCGTAGCAATAAGCGGGACTTACAATCGCATTCGGATTGGTGGTAGAGGGCTTTGTCAAAGAATCATCGATTTCCCGGGCAAAGAAGGAATTCAGTGTGGGAAATTTGGCCAAACAGGTTTCCAGGGTGTCCCCTTTTCGGTATTTGCGGGTTTGCCGCCAGTTGATCTTGTACTCTTTGGCAAACTTGAGTTTGTCTTCGAGTCGCCGGCTCTTGCCCATCTCATTGCAGTAGCCCTTGGTCAGCCAGGTGGTTAGAATGCCAGGAAGGAATCGCTGGGCTTCAATGCCGATCTCCAGAAGAGACGGCATGTCCTTAGTGTAGATGAGGAAATATATTGGTACAGTGTGGACGAGGAATATATTGATACTATGTAGATGGCAAACATATCAAATACCGAATATAATGAGTTCTTAACCTTTGCTCTACGATTATATGGCTATGAGAAACAGCGGAATGAACTAGAGCAGCAGATTAGCACTTTAAATAACCTTCTTTCAGAACAGTTGGATTCTCGAACAGGCAAGGAATTTCAACAATTAGATGCAACAATACATAAACGGATTCGAGAGGATGTGAGAGCTGAAGCAGCAAAACGCGCAAGAAAAGCTGCAAGAGATGAAAAAGAACTACTAGAACGAGACGCAACCCACGAAAAATACACAGGTATAGGAGGAAGTAAAAAACGCCGATCTCGTAAACAGCGGAAAACAAAGCGTCGTGCAAGGCGATAAATTTAAATACAACAAATAGGGAATGGCAGGTGCATCTGGATTTACAGAGGATGACTTTATACGCTATCTTCGTGAACGCAATACGGTAGAACAAGCCCTACGAAATGTAGAGGTTGCTAGCTTTAAGGTGCTGCCGCCAAAAACCGAGGAAGAGGATATACATGCCATACTAGATTATGTTGATTTTTATAAGGATTCATATGGTGGTATTCCATATAAAGACACACCAGAATGGGGGATAGTCAACGAGAAGTTACAAGGCTATGCGAGTATGCCGATAGCGGCTGCATTCATAGGATTGCCTCCAGAAAAACAAGCGAAACTAGAGGTATCTGCAGGGAAAAATCTACGAACCAAAGCGAATGAACGGAAAGGGCAACGAGAACAAAGAGAAAGATTTAGTGTAAAACCCTCCTCCTCTTGTGGATTTGCTGGATGCAGAGGTGGTCGAACAAAGCGATCTCGTAGACATCGGAAAACAAAGCGTCGTGCAAGGCGATAAATTAAAATACTGTTATATAGTATATGGCTGCTCCGGTTGAATTTACAGATGCTGAGTTTATTGAGCTTGTTCGAAAAATAAATAAAATAAAGAAGAATATGCGAGATGCGGAGTTTGAAAAATTCAAGGCTCTCCAGCCGGGTTATTCTAATGAAGATATATATCGTATAATAGACAAGGTTGCGAAGGGTGAGGCAGCTTATGATGGGTCTATTCTCTATCAAAATTCGCCTCGTTATAAGGGACTCGTGGCTGATTATTGGCGTCTTGGTATGACTGACATATATGGCGCATTAGAGAGACTTCGGGAGACTCCGAAGTGGGATCATATACACGCCGCTGCAAGGGTCTCTGAAGGAGGAGGGCGAACAAAACGATCTCGCCGATCTCGTAAACAACGGAAAACAAAGCGTCGTGCAAGGCGATAAATATCGATTCTATTATTTTATGTGGACACATGTAGTCCAAATAAAATAATGATTTACTTACCAACAAATGCACAGTTGCTAAGAACATCCTAAGACGTTCTTAAGCGGTCGCTCATCAAATGCTTGCATTTGATGAGCCATGGCGTAAGAACGTCCTAAGACGTTCTTAAGCAGTCGCCGCAACCGCCGCGGCCTTCTTGGGAAGGTCATAGAGCTTGTAGAGGTAGGTCTGGATGTTGCGGTAGGTGAGCGTCTCGCCCTCCTTGACACCGAGCACCTTGCGCATCGCGGCATCAGGGTGGATCGTGTGACCCTTCTCGGCATCCTTGAGCTTATGGGAGTCGACGTACGCCGAGAAGGCGCGCGTGACATCCGCAGGCGTCATCTGAGATCCGTTGGGCTTGCCGAGGAAGGAGCAGAGGCCGTCACGGAGCGTCACGGGGGTCGTGAAGATCGTGGGGCGCTTGGCAACGGGAGGGGCGCCCTCAACCGGCGCGGCCTTGCGAACACGGCGGCGACGGCCGGCCTCCTTGACCTCGCGGGCAACACGCTTGGAGAGCTTGGTGAGCGCCTTGAGACCCGAGATGGCCGCATCACGGACAGACTGGAGCTGGGACGTAAGGGACTCGATGTCCTGGGTGACCGTCGTGACAGGCTCCGCGGCCACGGCGACTGCCGCAACCGCAGAGGCAGCGGGCGCCTCTGCAGCCGCCACAACAGGTGCAGGGGCAGGGGCAGCAGCAGGAGAGGCCTTCGCCTTCTTCTCCTTGGGGGCGGCAGCCGCAGGGGATGCAACGGCCACAGGGGCAGGGGCAGCCACAGGGGCAGCAGCGGGGGATTCCTTCTTCGCGACACGCTTCACGGCGGCAGGCTTGGATGCAGAGCTCATTGTACTTGTGGCGGAGGAAGTATTCATCGTAATTAAACGCACTGACTGTTACAAAGGCGGATCAGTCCGTCAAATTTTTGTTCAAAAGGGGAACCGGCTTTAACCGCCCCGGCAATTGCATCTTTTTTTATTTGAACTGCCGGAGAACCTGATAAATCAATAGAAACGGTGCGTTTAAAATCTTAAACCCCCTCTCTAGCAGAGGAATGGATCAGCGCAAATGCTGGAATATCAAAAGCCGGAAGCATCCTGATACAGATTGCAGGCGTTCTGCCACAACCGGCGACTATTGCTCCTTCCATTGGAAGAATCCGAGACCCTTTGTACAGCCTGTGGACATGACAAAGCTCTCCAAGCGCCGTACGAAACGACTCCAGGCCTTCGTGCGGCTCTGCAAACTCCAAGTGGGACTGATCAGTGCCCGCCGGCAAGGCTTGGCCTCAAACGATGTGTCCCTGGCCAATAATGCTACAGAACTGGCGTCCATGGAACCGGTCAACACCATTTCCAAACCCTATCGCTTCTCCTTCCTAGAGAACGGACATCTCTGGCTCTTTGATGTCCGTTCTCTCATTGCAGAACGCCGGCGAACAGAACTAGCGTTTAGCAATCCCTACACCTCCATTCCTGTTCCGGCCGCCGTTCTGATCCGACTCCGTGTCCATATGGAATGGTTGATTCGGCGCCACTATCCCTTGGAACTCGAGGGATCCCTTCTTGAAACCCCCTGCCAACAGAAGATTGTGGAACTCTGTTTCACCATTGACAGCCACGGGTATCTGACCAATGTGGCCTGGTTCCAGCTGCCGTCCATCACTACAGTGCACCGATTCATCGATACACTGGACGACTTGTGGTCGCAACGACTTGGGCTCACAAATTCCGAGCGCTATACGATCTTCCCCGAGTGGGATGCCTCGGATGCCAACCTCGTGCCGCTCATACGCTCCAATCATCTGCCGTCGGCACTCAACCAACTCGTCACATTCCTATTAGTGTTCTTAAAGGCTGCGCCCAAAAAGGAGGATCGAGCGTTGGCAGCGGTCTATGTACTAACGGCTCTGACCCATGTGAATGCGAGTGCAAGACAGGCCTTTCCGTGGCTGCATGCGATGTAGAGAGAGCTGTGCTCATTAAGGTGTTGCTTAGCAACACCTTATAGCACAGCTCTGATAGTCCTGACCCAACGGGTCAGGACTATATTATCATCTCTGCTTCCCTTGGAAGCAGAGATGATCTGAGGTAAAATGATGGATACTCGGCCTTCGGCCGAGTATCACTCGTGCATTTGCCCCCAGATAATGAGAGTATCACTCGTGCATTTGCCTCCAGACAATGAGAGTATAATGCAAAAACGATACTCGGCCGAAGGCCGAGTATCCATTCTTATACCTCGGGGCGCCACGCGGAGTGGCGCCCCCAGACAATGAGAGTATAATGCAAAAACGATACTCGGCCGAAGGCCGAGTATCCATTCTTATACTCCGTGGCTGGACGAGAGTCCAGCCACCTTCAAATAAAAAAAAAGAGAAGTCTGCAAATACAATTAACAGACTCCTCTCCACAACTTCCATTTCAAAAAATTTGACGGATGTCCCCCCCTAAAAGTATACCAGATACATCCATATAAAATGTCAAGCACCACTGTTACTTCTTCTGAGTTCAACGGACGCAATGTCACGGTCGGCGCACCGAAGGCGGTGGAGATTGAGAAGGACGGCAAGCGTCAGTCGGTCGGCAAGAAGGCGTTCCTCCAGTACAATGGGGAGCGCTTCCAGCTGCAGTCGGCCACGTCCATGCGCATCCCCTTCGGTCTGAGTGTCTTCAAGGCCGAGGGCGGGGGGCAGGACAAGTACAGCATCAATCTCTCCTTCAACAACTACGAGACCGACGGCGAAGTCAAGGCCTTCTATGAGGCCGTGAGCGCCGTCGATCGTACCGTGGTCGATGCTGCCATTGCCAATTCCAAGGCCTGGTTCGGCAAGGAGAAGAGCCGCGAGGTTCTGCAGGAGTTCTTCACCTCCTCGGTCAAGTTCGGCAAGGATGAGACGAAGAAGTACCCGCCGACGATGAAGCTCAACCTTCGTCGCAACGGGGATACCTTTGAGACGAAGTTCTACGATGTGCACGGCAAGAAGCTCACAGGCGTCTCGGCCGATGAGATGCTTGCCAAGGGCTCCCTCGTTACGGTGCTCATGGAGTGCACGGATGTCTGGATTGCGGGCACGGGTAAGTTCAGTGTCCGTTGGAATGCGACCCAGATCATTGTGCACAAGATGGCCGAGTCAGGGGCGGAGTTCGCCTTCAAGGGACTTGCAGCCCCTGCAGCCCCTCCTTCCAACTATGTGGAGGAGGCTGAGGAGGAGGCGGCCGTGGCACCTCCCTCCAATTCCGTCCTTTCGGCGGTTCTCCCAGCAGACGACGACGACGAGGAGGAGGCCGAGCGTCCTGTCGCGCCCCCTCCCAAGGTGACGAAGCGCAAGCCGGTGGTCATTGCGAAGAAGGTGTAATACCTCATCGTCTCAAAGGCATAAAGAATAGCACTGTTCGCCAAAATCCGTACAAATAGAGCCATGCATAGACACCTATAAGTATATAGGTACAAGGAACACATATATTTTTTACAAAATATCGCGTGCAACCGCCGCCGATCCTATCCAGATGGGCATCAATTCCCGGATTTTGTAGAAGACGAAGTGGTTGTGGTTGTGGTTGCTGTTCGTCGTCCGAAAAGGGCTCCAACGATTCCTGGCAGATGAGGCAGATACGATCCGACTGGGTGATTCGCCGCCACTCTCTGAAACAGGTAGGGTGGATTCGATAGACACATTCGCAATTGTAGACAAAGAGTTCATGGCTAAAGGCACTACATGGATTTAAGCAGACAAGACAGTTATCAGAACTATCTTGCTCCATCCCTGCTAAGAATGTACACTACCGATTAAGCTTACGAGGGCGGCCAGACCGTCGAGATGCCAATCACATTCGTACAGGGCCCCATCAAAGACGTAGGGATTGCCGGATTGATCGTACTCACCGGGCAGGGAACTGGATTGGGAAGACGCTTGTATTGACTAAACCGCATTGCAGGATCCACCGGGCATCCCGGGACTATATTTAACTTCTGAACGGCCAAGTTCTGTGCGGCGGCGCACAATTCCGCTGCGCGCATCTTATCTGCCAGAAGGGTGCCGCTGGAGGTGCCCCCCCTGTAGAGGGGCGGTGATGGAAGGGGGCATTGAGAGCAGGCCGTGGAGGTGCGAAAGCCGACTGTTCTCGGAATAGCCGCCACGAGGGTGGCCTTTGCATCCTGTTCTGGAATGCTCGATGCAAAATTACCACTGAAGCGATCGAATGCGACGGCCATTTCTCACCTCTACAGGTAGAGGAGAATTCTGATGATAGTCTCTTTACTGATACTAATAGGACTGTTGCTTCTGTTTATTGTATACAAGAGCAAACGAATGGACGGGTTCGCCGATCTTCCCAATTTCTCCTTGCCGTCGCAAGACCTGTCCAAGAATGCCAATTTTATGACCTTTTTGCAATTTCATCAACAGGTCTGTACTGTATGGAACGAGGTGATTGAGGATATTATGAAGAATGACCAGGTGAGTCAGCCCGTTGAAGAGCGATTGCCGAGAGCACAGTTTGTCTTAAACCTACAAAAGGACTATTCGACAACGGCCTCGTTTGTAGGATGCCAAGCCTTTGACCAAACCTCCACCCTCTCCGTGTTACTGGCGTCCATTCCTGAAACCACTAAGGTCTACAAGGATACATTTGCATTTTTAAACAAGAATATTACGGATACGCTTGAAAAGCTAGAATCCGCCCTCAATTCAGCGAATGTGAGTGTCTCCGCCTTTGCGGATTATAGGGAGGGATTTGAGGACTGTACTGCGGCTGTTGCAGCTGCAACAGCTAAAGCAACAGCAGCAGCAAAAACAGAACCGGCTGTAAAAGATCTTTCAAAGCAGCAACAGGATCAAACGAACAAAGTACTTGCTCGTGTACAAACGATTCTTGTAGAACAGGGTACTCTGCAATCACAACTACAAGTTGTCATGGCAGGGTATCAAAAGCTAAAAGACTATAAGAAGCAAGGGGAAGATGGCACGATCTATCAGAATGTCAGTTAGCGAAGGGTTGTTTCCGTAGTCTTTGTAAGAGTTTTATCATTCGCTGTAAACTCTTTGGATTCAGTTTCCAAGGCGCTTAGAACTCGTTTTAAGAACTGATTCGCGATATGATCCTCTGCCGCACCGCCGCCTTTCATGGTATTGTCTTTCTTGTCTTTTTTGCCTTTCTTCCCGCCTCCCCGCATCGGCTGAATAGTGGCACCTCCCTCGGCGACTGGCAGAAGCGATATTCTAGGGTCATGTCCTTCCATCTCTACTATTTCTCATTTTTAGTCTTCGTCTTGTCTTCTAAGCGCTGCACCTTGATGCGAGCCACCTTGTCACGAATGAGGGAGGGAAGACCCTTCTGATGCCCCGAACACAACAGGGAGACAAAGGGAAACGGAAAGGTGTCGGGGTGATTGCGGGCACGGTACGAGATCTCAACGAGCTCATTCGCCAGGCACTCCATGGCCTTCAGGCTCAGGTACTTGTACTTCAGAAGGGACATGCTGAAAAACAGGGTGACCAGCGTATCAATGGTGGCGACCCGTAAATACTTGTTGTACTTGATCGGAACATTATAGAACGAGTGACAGGCTGATTCGGCCAAGAGAACCAGAAAGGGCGTCTTGTTGCGCAGAAACATCGTCATCTTCGGAATGAGGTCACCGCCCTTGGACTCCACGTGGGTGATATAGGTTCTGCGACTCGAAGAGTGCTGGAGTTCATAGGTGAAGTGCTTCGTGTCGGCTTCCAGCTCGGGTGTAAAGAAATAGATGGGCTGGTGCGTATTCATGATCCACTTGGCATTGGGGGTCTTGCCGAAACTATGTTTATAGAATCCGCCTAGATCGGCGCCGGCAAAGACTCGGCGTTCTCGAATGACAAAGTCCATGATACTGTCAATCTCTTTGACTGAGAACAGGTGCTTGGGGAATCGCTTTTCATAGGGTTTGCAGTGGCGGCTCGGAGCAAATTCGTTCAATAAGAGTAGTCGCTCGTAGACTTTGCTCCAGCGCTCGACTTCGCCCTTGGGTCGACTGAGTTCGAGATACATGAGCATGCGCAGCGTATTGGCGTCCATATAGGAAATGCCCTCGGCCTTGAATTCTCGTTCGGATAGGAGTTCATAGAGCTGGGGATCGAGTTGCGTCAGATCGGCCACAGGAATATAGTTCACATAGAGTTTCTTGGTGCCCTTGTGCATCCCTTCGCGATCACTGATCTCTGTGAAGCCGGCCTCTTGAAGGGCGATGCCGAGTTCTTTGATGTCGCCCTCTTGGTCGGGCGTAAAAAAGTCGTAATCGGGGATGTTGAATTTAGGATCGTAAAACTTGTGTTTCTTGGGCAGATGGGCATTAATGGCTTGGCCGCCGTAGCAGAGTCGGTGCGATTTGCGTAAGAAATTCTCCACAATTTCAATGGATTTCAGAACACTGGGATTATGGGCAGATACGAAATCGACCTTCTGCTTGGCCTCGTCAGCGAGGTGCTCAATGCGTTCGAGCTGGTCTCTGAATTTGTTTTTTTCGAACTGCGGAGACTGAATCTTCTCGATGCGATCCTCCATCCCTAGTGATTCGTTCTAAATTATTACGGTATAAATTTATCTCCCTGCAAATTGCAGGGAGATAAATTTATATAAAGCACTCGTGTTAAGATTCTATTAACGGTACTGCTGCATTGGAGGCAGAGGAGGCTCTGGTTGCCATACCATAGTAATGAGTAGATCAATAATTATAGCGGGGACAACCCCTGCTACAAAGATGCCGGTCGACTCAAGGAATGTGAATCGCTTCATGGCAATGATATAGGAACCTACAAGGGATACGATCAACAGGATACCATAATATATTGTTTTGATGGTAGAGGTGGTTTCGAGAGAAGTTCCCAAGGCTTCTGCAGAGATATACATCGAGCGGCGGATAAGGGAGAAGACAACTGCGCTGAGAATGTATATGCCAATAATTCCGCCTGGACTAAGACGGTAGGTAATGACCGTTACGTACAGTACCATAAGACCGACTAGCGTTTCAATTGTCAGTTCTAGCATGATCGCCGCGTCGCTCATTCTATCCTTTCATAAGAAATTTTACACATAGGAAGGGGTGGGGCTTGCCAGCTTGCCCTGTTTCGAATCCTGGGTCTTCGGCGTGGTTCCGGGCACCTGGATGGATGGCGTCGTGAAGCGAAGCGGCGGCGGCTTCGGAACAAAGCTGTGAATTCCGAAGCGATCCTTCTCAAACATATAGTCATAGTCCTTTGACCAGATCTGGATCGGAATACAGTGAACACCGATCGGGGGGGGCGCCTCGGGACCCGGCATGACTATGGGCTGCAGATGATCCACCGATTTCTTCGGCACAATCGCACTCGGATCGTTCGACATGCAGATCGTCCAGGTACTGTTTGTCTTTGTCTGGATATCCGATATGTTGTCGTCAGGAATGGACATATAGTCCTCCACGGTCTCCAAGCGACCATACGTGGTTTCACTGGACTTCTGTTTGCCGGCTGCAAGGGTGCAGCCGAGTGCCGTCTGTTCCGCCACCAAGCGTAGATTGACAATATAGTCCAGATCGAGTTTGGTGTCCACAGGGGGATCCGCAGATCGAAAGACTTCCGTTTGGGCATTCGAAAAGAACAGAACTTTTCGTTCATAGTCTCCGATGTTATTTGTCAGTAATTTAGACTCCTGCCTCTGACGATAGTAATTGCCGCTCCGAGTGGTACTGACGTCATAGCGCAGAAGGGGCGCCAATCCGAGTGCAATCTTCTTATAGTAGGTGATGCGAATGGCATCCATACTTTGCGTGTTATCGGGCGGCGGCTCACGCAGCAAGTAGAGGACAATAAGGATGGGATCGTTCGAGTTCTGTACGCTGCCGCTAAAGGCGTATTCGGCAATCTTGTTGGAGGCGTCCAAGATATTGCTCTTGGATGCAATCATGCAATCATCGGAGCCGCTCTTCGACATGACAATACCTTTCGCATTTGCTACTACGAGGCGAGGATTGTAGCCACCGTCCGTATCTTTATCACATTTCTCATCATAATAGTCGATTTCGAATACAAAGGTTCGGCAGCCCATCTGAAGTGCAGCAGGAATCGCCACATTCATATCAAACTTGCCCCCGTCAAAGGGCCCCAGATATCCCGTAAATCGGCAGCCAAGCGTGTAGAAATTTACAAGGCATTGCTCATTAATTGGCATATGATTCTCTTCACTGAGACTCGCAATGGCATCGTGAAAATCGGCTCTCGACGCCATTCGAGTCTGTGCAAGGGACGCCACATCCGTCTGTGAACTCTCTGCAAAGCCCTCCTGGAGTCGCTTATCCGATACGTACACAATCGTCACAATCCCTATCAGTGCCACAAGAAACCCGATCCAGTATAGAAACGTCATGAATCCTATTGATCTCCCTCTTTTTTATTTGGAATGAATCGCATGGTGATTATCATAGACTTGCAGCAGCAGAGCAATGTTGGTGCCGAAGATCCAGGCATCGTAACAGATTGAATGCGTTCCATAGAGAAGACGAACCATCAGAAAATAGCCCGAAATAACGACGGTGACAATCATGGCTCCGACTAAAATCATTTCGAGCAGTGACAATTTGCTCATCCTACCCTGAAGCCTATAAAATTGATAGGACGATAGATGGATAGACACATCAAGATGCCCGTTGTATTTGTACGGCCGGATAACTTCCTAGATCCTTCGGGAGCCCGGCAGCGAATTCTGCATGTAGCGGATATGCAGGATCTCTTGGACTGCGCTATCCAAGCCTACCGTCTTGTTCTGCCGCCCCAGGTGGAACCGCAATTCTGGTCGCATCCTCTCGGGTACACTCATCGTAGGCAACTCTCTATGGAGGAGCCCCTTGACCATGACGGAATGACGGTGTATTTGAAGCTCAAAGTGCATCCAGATCCAAGCGCACCTGCTCAAGGCGCCGCCGAAGGGGTGCCATAACCTTCGACCAGGTATAGGCCTCGACTGTTTTTTTCGCCTGGGCACCGTGCGAATGCAACAGCTCCTCATTCAGCACATACTGTTCCATTCCCTTTGCAAAGGGAATGGGATGCACCAGATGGGTCTCTCCGCCTAACAGCGACGTGCAGAGCGGCAGATAGGATCGAAAGACGGGATCGATGAGCTGCGAATTCTCCGATGTGCAGTATTCGCGGTGCCCCACCACATTGGACAGTACCTGGGGGATTCCCAAGCCCATCTGCTCAAACGGACAGAGTCCAAACCCCTCTCCGTCTGCAGCACTCACGCCAACATCTGCCAACTGATACAGCTGTCCAATTTCAGCATCCGTATAACTCATTTCACGCGGCGTAATGATCAGGCGATTTGCAAAGGTATCGACGGGGGCTCCACGAATGGCCAGTTCGCGTTGAAAGATCTCATAAAGAGGAAAGCCGCCCTTTTCGCCTTTGTCACAGACACACATCAAAAAGAGAGACTTCTGGGGATGTTTGACCACGAGATCTGCAAAGGCCATGATAAGTAGGTCGAGACGCTTGCGGGGCTGATTCCGGTTGACGGAAAGGAAGAGGAAGACATCATCGGGCATGCCAGCCTGTTGCCGTAAGGTCATGCGATCGACGCGAGGAAAGAGACTGGCGTCGAAGCCGTGATTGAGAACATCAATGGGTCGCGTGATTCCCTGGTTCTTGAGGATTTTGCGCCATTCCTCCGTGAAACAGAAGAACCGGTCAGTCTCTCGCTGGACAATTTCCAAGAAGGTAGGCATCTGGCATTCATAGACCTGATCCAAGTACAGCCAGACCTGGAAGGAGAGGGTACGTCGCAAGGGTACAATCTTTTCCAGATACTGGCAACAGACCCCGATGTCGTTGTAGATCATGACCACGTGGGGTTCCACCGATTGAATGACCTTTGCAATCGTGCTGAATCCGAAGCCCTTGTCCTCCTTCCCGGCGTCGACCACCTGGACGGAGGAGGGGTACGGGCGCTTAAAATCCACTCCGACCGCGGCCTGAATGGCGAAGTGCGTGACCTGGAGGTGGGGCATGGAGGCGAGCTCCCGGATCATTCCGTAGCCGACTTTTGCGTATCCCGATGCCTGGTTTAGATGCGTCGAAATCAGGAGAAGCTTGAGGGGCTGAATGACTTCGTTCTTGACAATCATCGTGGTTCCTTGCGTTTCCTGCTCGAGGTCTTTTACAAAGGATGCAAAGTCGGACATGTAGGTCTAAACGATTCATGCGATAGATCTATAAATGGCCTCCGAGTATACGAAGGCAAAGATCCCGAAGGCCTTGCGAGAACAGGTCTGGCTCCAGCATCTAGGCAAAGCCTATGAGGCTAAGTGTACGACGACCTGGTGTCAGAATCTCATGACGGTGTTCGATTTCCAGGTGGGACACTGTGTCCCGGAATCGAAGGGAGGGGCAACGGCTATTGACAATCTCGTACCGCTGTGCAGCCGGTGCAACTTGTCCATGGGGAGTCAATACACCACACAGGAATGGAGTCGGCAGTTTGCGGGGCATTCTCGCAGTTGGAAGCAGTTCTGCTGCTCATGTTTTTTCGCAGCCCCTAGTAGAACCCTAAATGAGCCGCATGACACGCAAGGGAAAGATGTCAAGCAAGAAGCACGCAAAGGGAACGCGTAAGTCCAAGGGAAAGCGCGCCCAGACGCCGTGGATGAAGAAGGTCATGGAGTGCTATCATCGCATGAAGAAGCAGAACCCGAACACGAAGCTGGGGGATGCGATGAAGCAGGCGAAGAAGGAAATGTAGAGCTGGACTCTGCGTCCAGCTCTGACGGAAAATGATGGATGGTCGGCCAAAGGCCGACCATCACTCGTGCACTTTCCCCGAGAGATTGATGTAGATGGCTTAGCTCCGCGCTAAGCCATGAGGGTAAAATGATGGATGGTCGGCCAAAGGCCGACCATCACTCGTGCATTTACCTCGTGATTCAGTGTGAAAATAAACATCTTCTTTTTGTATAATTATGAAAAGAAGATAGTTAGTTATTATATATTAATTTAAACAAACAGCTGTTTCAGCAACCCCTTCCACTGGCTCCACTGTTCTAGAATGCCCGTTCTGTACCGTTCCGCCTTGTCCCCATTTGCCAAGAAGAACCCAATCACCTTCACCGCCCCAGCCCAATCCCGAATCTCCATCAAAGACAGATTCGATTTCAGCCAGTTCCAATACGCCCCATCCCCTGCAGAACGAACATAGAGCGGTATCGAGCCGTGCTCCAAGGCTTCCCAGAGTCGGAAGGTCTCCACATGATGGCCTCGCGGCACAGGAGCGAACTTACTCTTCAGCAACATCGCCGAATAGTCGCTCGAAGCATTGAACCCTTCTTGGAACAGGCACTCCTTGGGCTCTAATTTCTGGAGCGGCGCCAACATCTCTTTCCGATCGTTCCAGTCAAATCCATGGAATCCCCAGACCAGGGGGCGTTCTGAGAACGAGGGAATAGGAGACGAACAGGGGATGGCAAAGCCCAGGGGCAGCACGGTAACCTTTGACCCAAGCCCTTCGCGTGCATAGTTCCGAACCACCTTTGTACACATCTCCAGATCATAGACATCGAGGGGATCCTTGCAGTTCTCATCGCTCAGATGGAGAAGTCTGAACGGTTTCTTGATTGTATCCAGCTGCTTGCAAACAGTTGACCACAGATCGACAAGGGGGCGACTGACAAGCAGCCAGGAATTCGGCGGCACATCCTCAACAGACGGAAAGGGACAGTAGTGAATGGACGGCCACAGTGACTGGAGCCATCCCTCCTCCACGGTGCCGTCCTGTTTGTCCAGTGCATCCTTAATGATATACACGGTCGACGACGACTTACTGACAATCGCCGATTCTCGGACGGTGTTGCGGGTCTGGATGCTGTGCGGCTGGGTCGAGAGGAGGTCGAGAACGATTGGCCAAAGTTGCAGCTGTTGCTGCACACCAGAGGACTTAAAGGAATCAGGATCAAAGCACGCGTTGTTGTTCCAGATATCGCTGTCATAGGAGTCGACGCGCAACATCTCGTCAAAGGCAGCCGTCTGATAGGCCGGGTTGGTCGCCTGCGAACAGGTCGTAATCAAGTTCCTGAGAACATATTTTTTAAGTCCCTGGGTAGGATGGCACAAGTAGTGATCAATGCTGGTGTGGCAGCCGCTCTCTTGCAGCTTCGCCAGAAGTTTGGTGGCGCCGCGTCGACTGAGAACGTAGGAATAGGCACAGAAGTGAAAGTGATCGATCTGAGCGGTGCAGAACAGCCCGTTGGGCTTCACAGTCGCCCAGAACCGGTTGACGGGTTCCAGGACAGTCGGATACGCGGCCAAGTTAGCCGGCAGAACCCCGCCCAACAAGAGTAGATCGGCATCTAAGGGCGCCGCATCCATGGCCTCTTTCAGTTGCTGTTTCCAGTCCCCCGTAAATCGATTGTCATCCTCCAGAATCAGATAGTTCTGAACAGAGGGGTGTTCCGAGGCCAGTTGTGCCCACAGCAAAATATGACTCAGGGCACAGCCCATCACCGACTTTTTCCATCGGAAATCATTCTTCTGGAACAAGTTGTACAGGGTCTGCGTCAGAACAAGTTGCTGTCCGTCGATGGCCGGCAGCCGGTTGGCATGGTTCTCTAAGCCTGGATGTGTTTCAAGTAGACTCTTCCAGCGATCAAAGCGGCGCTCCAAGGAGATCACCCAGATATCGTCAATGCCCGGCAGCACCTCTGCATGCATGACCGGTCGGCCATGATGATGATAGGCCGGTGTGCCCTTCTGATAGGCTTTCCTCAAGGAGATCGGGCAATTGAACCGATGCAGAGGGATGGTATGACTCTTATGGCGCAACGACAACACGGAAAGGATGCTCTGGTCATGGCGATGATAGGCATAGTCGCCGAACAAGCACTCGCGCTTCGAACCCCATGTGAAGGCCTCCTCGAACAGCGCACTGGCCTCCTTGGATCCTGCCACAAATCCGATGGTGGCGGCCTGGAGTTGCTGCGCCTCCCGTTCCCTGTCCGTGACCTGCATAGCCTCCACCATGGCCGGCGAACACCACGGCCGATTAATCTGGGTGGGATCCGAGACCAGACAGACCCCCGTCTGATCGAGCACCTGGAGCATCTGATCGGGCATCGCCGTCCAGGAGACCCCTGCATCCGCATAGATCACGGCGTCCCCCTCGAGATCGGGGTCGGCGCAGACCTCCTTCAGGAGTGCCAGTTTCCAGCCGAAAAATCGCGGCTCAAACATATCAGGGAAGTCAGAAGGCGGCTCACCCAGCCTATGCACCGTGATCCAGTCAAACCGTTCCTTGAGCGCACATTCCTGTTCCTGAGTGACATCCGAATCCAGATAGGCACGGAACCGAATGGCGGCCATGGATCGGCGCAGAGCCTCTACGCTCTGAATGGCGCCGACCAGGCTGGGCAGAAAGTTCGCCGTGGCAAAGGAGACGAAGAGGGGCACGGAGTCGGACGGCTTCAACGGGTTGTACTCCAGGACGGTGGACTCGGGAACAACGAAGCGCGGCTGCATGCTGTATTGCATCCCCAATCCTATAAGTCTCTTTCCGACTCGGTGCAACAGATCGCAGGTGGAAGCAAACCGTTCCTTGTCCAAGGCCGGTGTTCTCTGGATCTCTCGAATAAGATCCGGATGTTCTTCCAATGATTTGACTACCTCCACAATATCCTTGCCGTCCATATCGATAAAGCCACTCGGATCGAAGTCCTGTGCGGCCTCCTTGGAACCCCAGTAGAGAGGGACACAGCCGGCCAGCTTGGCATGCAACAGTTTTTCAGTCACATACCCTGGCTGCTGCGTGTTCTCGTAGCAGATGCAGAACTGATGCTGCTTTAAGAACTCGAACTTGGCCTGGTCTCCGCCGCCTCCGCCTCCAAATTTGCAAAAAAGGAGTTCTCCAAGATTGTTCTTGTACGCCCCTGCCGAGTTCACCCGTTTGTACGCGTTCAGCTGATCGAAGGCCTCATTCCGAATTTGGCAACAAGGGTTGCTGACCACGAAGGCACAGAACTCCTTGTTCGTGTTCTCAAAGGGTTTTACGGCATAGGGAAGGGGGAGCTGATTAGGATTCTTATTAGCGCTCTTGCTGCCAAACCAGTCCAAGAACAGAGGCCACAACGGCAAGCGCATATGAGTTGCATCTTCGACAACATCATGCGACAAGACCAGGTTCAGTCGAGGATCCTCCACCCTGTTCTGGAACGGTTCTCCCAGAAAGAAGACCTTGGGCACGGAAGCATAGCGGGGCGCCTGCCATTCAGTTCCAAAGGGCCCACAGATCAAAAGGGATCCCTCCTCGGATCCAATCCACTTATACACAGGATCCGCCGAATTCATCAGATCCAGAAAGAAGTTCTCAGAACTCTTGAATCCCTCCCACATATCCGTGAAGATCACCGACCGCGTCTCCTTCTCAAACACCTGGCTCCAGCTCCGTGAGCCAAAGGCCTCGACGGCCTCCTTTGCCCCTCGACGGATTTCAAAGGTGTCCAGAACCAGATCACTTTCATAGTATCGGCCATAGGACTTAAAGAGGGGGCAGTTGTGCACCAAGGGAACCTCGAGCCACAGAAGATCCAGGAGTCCTGGGCTCCATCCGCCATGGCTCACAACAAGAACCCCGCTCAGATCGACATACGGAACACGTCCGACATACTCAACAGGCTTGTCAAGAGAGGGCGCTATGTTGACCTGGAAATAGGCATTGGTGGGGAGATCGAGTCCGTTCCCAATCACGATCGACTGGACAGAGGGTGATGCACAGCCCCCTATTAGTGGTACGACACAACTGCTAGCATTTGTTGTGTTCTTGGATGCCACAAAGACTTTGTAGGGTTTTTCAACAGTCCACGGCGCATGAACAAACTGCTGCAAAAGGATCGGCGTCCAGACATAGGGCACACGCTTCACGGGCTTCTGCAGCAGTTGTGCCACAAGAGGCAGTCGATCTGCAGCGACCATTTCATCCCAGACCCAGACCTGGTGCACATGGGAGAGATCCACAGGTGGCTCTGGACTCAGATAGGCCGCCTGTTCCAATGCGGTTCGACTCGGATCCGTTCGTAGCAGAGCGACGACACGAGCCGCTGCGCCAAGCCCTGTTCGTCCGTCCACATCAATGAGGAGATCGAGTCGGGGACTTAAAGACCGTACCAATTCGGGACTTAAAGAGGGATACAGACCCTTGGGCGCATCTGACCACAACGTCCCGATCAATGCGACGTCATGCCCGGCCTTTTTGCAGGCGTCGGCAATTGCAAAGACGGCCTGGGCTGTACCGGCGTCAAAGATGGAGTCGGTGCCGACAAAGGAGATTCCGATCCGCATTCTGAAATGAAGATCGGACACTCGTCTTAGGTTAGTTTACTTGCGAAGCCGTTTCGTGGATCGCTTGGTCTTCTTGGATCGGCGACGAGATCCTCCAAATCCAAAAAAACTACGACGCTTTGCAGGGGGGGGCACAGGACTGGAGGGCATAGGAGACACCGGATTGGAGGAAGGCACTTGATTGGCCACAGGAGACACCGGATTGGCCACAGGAGACACCGGATTGGAGGGCATAGGCGACACTGGATTGGAGGAAGATGCCTGATTGGAGGGAGGCGCCACAGATGAATTATTTTTCCGTTCTGCATTGTTTTTTGCAGCTGGCAGATACGTGATTTGAACTCCTTTGTCATTTAGAATAAAATAGGCCAACATCTTGGAGGCCGGATTTTTCATTCCCATAAGGCGGAATCCGCCCATAAAGAACATCCCTAGATATTCTGCATGAGCAAACCCACGTGCCCAAACACTTCCTAATACACTTACAAAGTTGGGTAGATGAGTCTTTGTCGCAAGTGCATAGACCGATTTTTCAGCTCCCCCCCCCGACATTGATTCAGGGGCTTCTTGTACCTGAACACTCTTAAGGTCTGCTGTTGCTGTATCAACCGATTCTCCTTCAGGCTTGGGGGGTTCTGCGAAGGCTCCAAACGGCCAAGTGGTGGGGTCACGGCCATTGGTCTTGGACGGCGCGCCATAGTAGATGCGCACATTCATCATCTGATACGGACGACCATTGGCCTCAGGACGAAATTCAGTGGCAAGAGGACGGAATCCTGGATGGGCAAAGCCAACCGGAATATTGGGAATGACATCGTTGGGGCCCAGAATCCCCCCCATTAATACTTGCGTGGCACCTGAGCGAGCCGCCACTGCCTGACTAACCACTCGATCAAAGGTGAGAACACCCAAGTCCAAATGCTTATTAAATTCATTGCGTGCACGATCCGAAACACAGGTAGGGGCTCCAAAACTCACAATATGAATTGACTTGATCTTATCGAGAATCGGGAGAGTTCCACTCAATTTGGCCTCGGCCAAGATAAATCCAAAGAGCGTGGCGCTGGCTCCGCCTAGACTATGACCTGTGATAAACAGGCGGCAGCCCTCTGTTGCAAAGGCATCCAGCGCTTTCATAAGCGCAGCCCATACCTTCATAATCGGCTTCGCAAATGCAAGGGGCACATTTCCCACATCGTTGTTCATAACGGCCGCTGCAATTGTGCGCAATTCCCCTCCGGAAAATTGACTCATAATATCGTGTTTAAAGTTCTTGAGTGTACTGGATCCCTTAAATGTGAAAAACAGGTCAGTGGGCATAAAGGGACTGTTTGGACTCGGTTTGAGCGCATTCCCTGTTACAACGAGCACTGTGCAATCGCTTGGGCTACTGATATAGGCACCGTAGGGATTTGTTCCGTCGCCGACGGAAAGGCTGTAGGATTCCGCGGGGCGTCCCGTAGTCCCGGGCTCGCCTGGCTGACTCGTGACAGGTGTTCTCCGCTGACTGACAAACTGTTTATCATACTTTGAGATTGTTTTATTCACCTCATCACTATTCGTACCCAATGACTCTTGAATCACATGCCATGCAATCCCCGCATCGCAATAGACAATGCGGCTGAGTTGGGCGCAGATATAGAGTGCATATTCATATTGCATAAATTTTTGAGCCCCGACTGCTTTGGTAGTAGGAGTCACAGTTTTATCAATCCCAAAACAGATCGGACGCAGCGTAGTATCCTGCATCTCTATTTATTGTCCATAAAAACTCATAATCGCCGCATCGACCGAATCCAGATGATGATTCAGATGATCCTCTTTGGTCGTGGCCACGACTTTCTTCTTCGCAATGGAACCCACACGACTTGGCAAGGGTTTTAAGGGAAGCGGCAGAGCCAGCAACTCTCTGTAGAACACATCACAGCTCTTCACGGCGCGATCTAGAACTACGGGATCCCGCACTAAGGAAGGAGCCGCCGGCACTTTCCAACGCGGCACATCGGTTAGAATCTGGATCATTAAGACCAATGCATCCTGTCGTCTCGCGGCGCCAATATGCTTGTCGGTGGATCGATAGATATCGAGGAGCGCCTGGAACTCCTCGTGCATTCGTATGAGTGACTTGGCCGCCAGTTCCTTGTAGATCTCCGCGGCCACGGCACAGACATAGAACGAGACATTGGTACGCTGTTTAGAATTGAGAGTCGGAGGGCCCCGTTCCATCGTCGTCAAGCCCCCCCCCACCCGTTTCCGTAACAGAGCATCCTCCTCCTGGAGCCACTTGATCCAGAACAGGGCTCGTTCCAAGCCGCCGTCGGTAATGGCGGCGGCAATCTCGTAACCGGCCAACAGCAGGGGCGTCTGATCATGACTTCTGTCCCAGGCTCTGCGCACCGAGGCCTTTTCGCCGGCGCGTGCATTGGCCGCAAACCACTGTTCGGTATGCGTATCATCCGCCACGGAGGGCATCTTAGCCTTCAACTTCTTCGGGCAGCTCTGCAGAATCAGAACCGTTTCGAAGGAGGCCTGTTGCGTTAAGGGAGAGTTAATAAAGGTGACAAACGGGAGCGCTGTGTTCTTCTCATTCAGTTCTGCAAACTTCTTTTTCAGGTACACAAAAATCCGTGGATTGGCAATGCCGATGTGCTGAAACGCGTAGTCCCAGCAGAGAAGCTGCCAGACATCGAGGCCGCCCGAGGACAACAAGTCCGCTGTGAAATGCAACAATTTGCCGGTGGCGACCGTGCCGGCCTCCCCCAGAACTTGCAGGAAGGAGCGAGCCAGATCTTTGAGTGCGTAGCCTTTTCGACTCATCGGAATTACGGTGTCTGTGCCGACACTAGCCATGCGTCTTTCTTGTTCCGCGATATTTTTTACTGACTCGCTTTGTCCCGTTGACCCTTGGAATGAGCCCCTTGGCCTTCAGAGAGGAGCGCATCGTAAAACCGATGGATTTGCCGGCTTTGAACTTCTTGAGCGCTTCCTTGTCTTTCTCTGTGGGTATATAGCCGCCGCGTCGAATAGCACAAGGGCAGACCATTCTTGTCTCAGGTGGGAAAAAATAGTTCCATGACCATAACAAACAGATAACACCGATGGCTGTGCAGAAACTTACGATCGCACTTATCAGAACGCCAAAAAAGGCCATGCCTCCCAGAACCGTTATGGTCAGATTCATCTCTATACCGCCTAGTGTTAAAACTCGAATAACACCCTCCGTAGGAGGGCGTAATTAGATTTTTAACGGTACAATCTCCAGAATCCGATTTCCTTTATGAACCGAGTCGAACAACCCCTTTACATGGATCGAATAGGCTTTGCGTGCATCGTCCAAAGAACCCTTCGGATAAAAGGGTGCACCCATATGCGTCCGAGTGACGGCCGTCTGATCCATCCCTACATTCCACCATGTCTGCAAATTATGCGGCAGTAATCCCTGGAGCATAGGGCTGAAGGCGGTGGATACGCCCGTGAGCCACGAGCCAATCCAATCTAGGAACGGTATGTCCCCCACATACGTCAGCAACTGCTGTTCGTTCTCGATATAGATTGGGACAATAGGGATTCCTTGATCCATGGCCAGTTGCAAGAACCCCTTGTGCGTCCCATTCCAGCGTTCTGAAGCCCCCTTGCGGGAATAAAAGACTTCACTCGTACCCCCCGGAATGAGCATCAGACTCCGTCCCTTGGCCAAGGCTATTTTCATGGCCGATTGGTGTGCAGGAATGGCACCCTTCATCAATAAGCATTCTCGAACAAGAGGGAGTTTGAATAATGCCGAGTGAACTACCGTGGATCCCTTGGTAATTGCATCAAACAGGGGCGATTCATTACAGCAGCCATGTACAAATAGGGTTGTGTTCAGAAGCCCGTGAGGATGGAGTGCATAGATGCACTGTCCAGGGAATACAGTGCCCTCCACAGGGAACTGCTTCGTATAGTCGGCAAAGGGGATTCGGATCGACTGCAAGCGCCGCCAGAACTCCTGTTCCATCTCACTGGGTTCCATCAGAACGATGAAGCACAAATAGCAGAGTACGCCCATCCACATCCCTGGAATCATTGCCAAACATCCGAATAGGAACAGGCCAACCAGACAGAAGAAGGGGCTAAACAGCAGTAGCCAGTGCAGAAGCCATTCGACCCCATTCATCACAATACTTACAACAGAACGGCAGATAAATGCGCGTACATTCGGCACAGCATGTTCCAACGAATTACTAGATGTTCAAAGCCGTTTCCCCAACCGCCTATACCATTCTGTTTATTGGCGGGATCGCCGCCCTCAGTCTGGTGACCGCAGGCCTCAGCCTATTCAGCTCCGCCATCCTCTTCGTCTGTTCGGCACTCGGCCTCCTCCCCCTTCTGACCTATTGCAGTTCATGGATCCCCTCTCCGGATAACCTCCACAAATCCCTCCAGTTGAACGGCTCCCTTGACCGATCCGTCGCTATCTGGTACCCCAACACCGTTCTCCAGAACCACTATTTCTATAATCAGACGGAGAGCGCCATTCCTGGGTTCCTGTCCTATTCAGCGATGCGCCCCTTCTTTGAGTGGCTCCGCCTCGTTCCCAGCACCTTCGAGGACTTAAAGAGAGTTCTGGATCGTGAGGGCTCCGTCTCGACCTCCGTGCCGACGGAAGAGATCTGGCGATTTGTCTTGACCACAGGAACCTCCATTGTCCCTGTTCTCTCCACGCCCCTCACGCTTCGTGAACTCGTGGGGTCGCTCTGGACACCGCCAGTCCCTCGAATCAGCCAGGTGGGCACACCAATCCCTGTCAGTCGTCTAGAGCAAGTGACGGATGCTGATATTGTGGCACTTCGTTCCAAGTATGAAACGGGTTTGCAAAACTTGTTGGAATCTACTAGGGAGGATGGCCAAAACACGGAAAAGCAGCAACAGAACGAGTCCTAGTATCGAAACCAAGGACATCTTCGATGTCTTTCAGCCTGGTTTATTACGTGGCGAAGCCTCGTTCAAGCACAAGCCGTCCACCAGCATCCGACGGAGGGGTGGCGGGTCTTTTTGCGCGCCGTCTGTTTCATTCATGAGGAAGGCAAACCGGATCGATTTGTGGTTCTGAAGAAGACGGGGATGCCGGTCGATGGATTTGCATGGGAAGCCCCGAAGGGGCAGATGGAGGGCAAGGACGGCTTGGCACATCCGAAGTGGTCAGTTCTCAAGTTGTTAGAACAGAATATCAAACGGGAGACCAAGGAAGAGGCGAAGATCAGCAAATTTTTAACGCTGGAACATGTGCCGAGCCTGATTGTCCAGGCCAAAGAACAGGAGTACGAGGCAAATGACTACTTTCAGTATCATGTGTTTAAGGCGGTTGTCTCCAATGCCGTTCTGCAGAAAGCCGTCCAGAAGTTTGCCTATTACAAGGATCATCCAACTGAGTTCGCGGCACTAAGCGATGACAACAACGAAAAGGATGCACTGGCATTCTATAATCCGAAGAAGACGAAGATCATGGGGAGGTGGTCTCCGACACTGGCGAAGTTGTATCAACGCGTTCAATAGGCTATGATAATTACTACGGATTAAGTGGGACGCCCATACCGCCTATCCGTGACATAAGTAAACAGAGTATGGGGAATCCTCTCCCATACTCTAGAAAACAGGGGGTATGGGGGAGGCGGGTAGGGCGGCAAAGCCGCCCTACCCGATGTCCCCCAAGCATGATGGCGCAGTAGGTTAGCGCGCCTGGCTCATAACCAGGAAGTCCCTCGATCGAAGCGAGGTCATGCTATGCTTCGATGCCTTTGGCATCGAAGCATATCATCAGCTAGCTTCCTACGCCAAAGGCGTAGGAAGCGAGGTCATGCTAAGGTCATGCTATGCTTCGATGCCAAAGGCATCGAAGCATATCATCAGCTTGCTAACCACGCCTTTGGCGTGGTTAGCAAGGTCATGCTATGTTTTATTACACTTAGTAACAAAATATAGCTAAAATCCACACCTATAAGTAGTGTGAATGCCCCCCAAAAAGAAAATAGTAACCGCCGACACTTTACGAACCTACATTGCATCCAATGCATGGCAAAATGATCCCGACGAGCTCGTGGCCAAGATTATTGCCGTCAAACGTCGCCGAAAAACGTTGAAGCGTCTTGCCAATATGGCAACCTATAATGCCGCTATAAAAGAGGCTGAAGACCTCATTCCCGCCCTTGTCAACGCAGGCTATTCACCTCCCGATACACTCTCTCCGTCCTCCAATTCCTCAGTAGAGGCTCTCCAACCCCTCCGAACCATCAAAGGAAAATCAAAGCTTATTCCAGCCAATTCCAACAGCAATAACAATGCATTAAGTGCAGCCTTTAATGCAATTGCATCCGTGGTACCAGCAAAAGCACCTGCAAAAGCAGTTCCTGCAAAAGCACCAGCAAAAGCAGTACCAGCAAAAGCAGTTCCTGTAAAAGCAGTTCCTGTAAAAGCTCCAGCAAAGGCCGTACCAAAGCCTATATCCGCAAAGGCAGCAGCCGCCGCTGCAATCGATGCGGCCGAAGAAGCCCTAGAAGACGCAGCCGAGCGATTCCCCTCCCCCCCTATCAATCCCGCTTCCTGCAGCAAACTTCGACTTGGATTTGTGGAATCCTGGGTCGCGTCGATCGCCGCATTTCTGGCCGACGAAATTGCCGCCGTGTACGCACTGCCCGAGAGCCCTGCTCGGGGTACACGAAATGAAAATGTACACCCGGCCTTTAATCGCGACTTTCACATCAAAATGACAGAAGGCGACGGCACCTGTCTACTCCATGCCTTTTTAACGGATGCGAGCCCCACCTATCGTTCTCTTCCCACCCGGTTCGTCCAAGGAATCGTGGGGCGCGCATTTCGGAAACGCGTCTATGCCCAATTACAGCCTCCCGACAAGGAGATGTACGTTTCAATAGGGGATTATTCGACGGCTCGTGCGGTTCCCTCTACCGCCGCGCGAACTGAAATGGGTGAAGGAGGAGATCCCATGTACATAGTAAACGCCCGTGCCTACATTCGGGATACAGACGGGTATCTCTACGATACGCCCGATATTGAGAATCTGCAGGAGTGTTTCGGAGTCCGCATCATTATCACGAAAAGTGATGGGCGTATCGGCCATATCCGCCTGAAGGGGGATGTGAGCCCTGCAGATCTGCAACGGGAATACGACGGAGAAGTGGCGGCCAATATCCCTGCCGACCGATACACACAATACATTATGATTTTCCAGACGCCCGGTCACTACGAGGCCGTGAAACGCCGTGGCGCCGAACAGTATGTCTTTACCTATCCCGAAGTGCGGGATGTGCTGCTCGGCGCCGTCGACGAGGGAGTAGAAGTCGATGCGGGCATCAAAGCCCAATTGCATCCAGGGGCAGTTCTCACCTTGGTAGGGGAGCGCGTGGGCATTGTGCATGCCGACGGGGTGCGCCAGCTCTTTCATCCGTTCCCCGATGCCCCCGCCACCCCTGTGGGTGTCTATATAGAAGGAGAGGCGGGCGAAGAGTTTGTAAGTCTTCCAGAGGTGTTGATGGCCGACGGAGAACCGTTTAATAGTATTCCCTATGTTCTGGGTCTCTTTCAGCCGCATGTGACCGTCACGGTGACAGGGGGCAGAAAGATGAAAGTGCATCCGCGAGGGGTGCAGAGGGCGGCCAATCCCAATACAGGGGAATCGGAACCCATCGGCGTCTGGCTTGTAGAAGGGAAAGGTGCCCCGACCCTGTATGGATTGCAGATGATTGAACGGATCGGGAGCCATGGTCGGGAAGGCGGAGAGCCCTTTACGCGCGGACGATTCCGCGCAGGGGCGAATCCTGCTGCTGCAGCTGCTCCTGTTGCTGCAGCAGCAGCTGCAGCAGCAGCTGTTGCACCTGCTCCTGCTTCTACAAAGCGGCGCCTTATTCGTCGTCCTACAACAACCACAACAACCGGTGGCCGCACGCGAAAACAGAAAAAATAGAGGCTCTTCTGACAATTATGCAATTGCACACTCCGCCTTCTGATCCTCCCAGCCCACAATCATTCCGTCCTTTTTGATGGCGACACAGTTCTCATAGACCGGCCGTCCCTCGGCAGCCCCTGGCTGCCCCTCGAGCGCCTTAATACACTCATCCGTGCCGAAGAAGGCATGGACGAGCGGCACTTCCTGAAATCCGTGCCCCAAGGTCACGAAGGTGTAGCCGTCGGCCTCCACGATGTGCCCCGATTCGAGCACCAGATTGTACACCGTCTTGAGGGGGCGGGCAGCGTACTGCACGTGATTGGCGGGGAATGACCAGGCACCTGCCTCCCCCACTCGGCGGCACGGATGCCAGGGAGTTACTGCGACCTTGGGCGTGAGCTGTGCCATGGGCTGACTCGGTGCATAGGCGTTGAATTCGACGGAATAACGAACTTTTGAGCCGCCTTTGACAACATCCCCCTTCCGAATGTCCCGAATGGCCTTTGTGGATCCGTCGGCCATCACGACGGGCATGGAGCCCTCGAAACAGCTGCCTCCCGAGTTGTTGAAAGCCGATGAATAGTCCACCGTGGCCGCCACATAGCCCTGTTTGTGCAGGAAGGGTGGCGGAATCGTGGCGAAGGCTGCGTCGCCCAGAGCCTGGCACGCCAGGAATCGCGGTGTCTCAAAGGTCTTCAGACCTGGATCCTTGAAGTTCATGCAGACCTGATCGCGCATGTGATCCCGATAGGCGCGCAGATAGGGCATGCCCCAGTTATTCTGACCCAGGAAGCCGAGTGCCAATCGCACCTGCTGCTCTCCGTCCACCTTCGAGGTGACATCGCGCAGCATGGCTTGGGTGCAAGGATCTGCAGACTTCGCATAGCGAGCATGGAAGGCGTCCAAGCGCGCCTGCAGTTCAGGAAGGATCGTGTAGATGTCACGGTAGACAGCCATGGCGCGCTCCCCCTCACCAATGATCTGTGTCAACAGCTCCACAAAGGCTTGGCGGCAGAGATGGCGATCCCCTTCGGGCGGGATGATAAATCCGGCCGCCTCGGGTGCATCGATCCCTGACACAACGGCACCGACCGGCAATGGGATCATAAAGTCGCGGCTTGTGCCGAAGGCCACGGGACCCGTGTGCATCGAGTGCCGTGTTCCGTTGACCGTGTAATAGACCGTGATGCCCTTGCTCGCCACCGTCTTTTCGTAGGCAGCCAGATTGATGCCGTTCGTAGAGACCATGTCGCCCGAGGGGACGAAGAGCATGCGGCCATTGCCCCAGGCCGCCAACTGCTCCAAGAGAGAGGAGTTGACGTCCGACGAGAATCCGACGGCATGCATTGTCCAAGGATTGGTGACCTTGATGCGCTCCTGAATCATGGGCATGGTGCGCCGTCCGCCGGTCACAGGCGGGATCGACTCCGTGGGAATTCCGTCCGTCAGAAGCATGCCGACAATGCGACGACCGGCACAGTCCTTGGAGCTCGCAATGCTGGCCAGTTGTTCCACGGCACCGTAGATATTCGTGCACCCGTCCGCCCGAAGAATCTCCAAGCGGCTCTTGAGCAGTGCCTTACCACTGTCCGTCATTTGGGTGAGTGGCAAGCGAAGCTGGACGCGGTCGCTGAAGCCCACAATGGCCACACGATCCCTGGGCGTCATCATGGCGGCCATTGTGGCCACCATGTGCTTCACAAGCTCGATGCGCTCAACACCGACCCGCCCCTTGTCGACCTGCACCCATGCAATGCTGCCCATGGAGCCCGATTCATCGATGGCAAGCAGATAGTCCGCGCCTTCCTCCTCTCCGTCGGCAGGAGCCTTGACCTGGAGGTGAAGAATGCGTGAATCATCGGCGCAGACATGCGTCTCGGCACCGACTTGCAAACGAACGCCCCTGAAGGGTTCAAACGATGCAGATGCAGATGCAGCCCCTCCCATGGCAACCGTGGCAACCGTGGCAACAGTCGGAACCGTGGCAACCGTGGCAACAGTCGGAACCGTGGCAACCGTGGCAACCGTGGCAACCGTGGATCCCAGCAATCGCTGGACGAGATCCCGCAGCGTAATGTTGATGGCCGGCACGGAACGACTGATCGGAGCTCTGCAGGTAGGGCAGAGTGGATTGGCCGCAATGACCTGCCGATACGTGCCCTCGTTCATGCTGTGTCCGCACGGCGCTGTCACAGGCGCCGTCAAAGCCTCGTAACTAACGCAGTCAAAGAGTTCAGGGTGAGTCGTGAAAGTAGGAGCAGACATTTTAAGATGTAAGTATGGATAATTACTTAGATTGTCTACACAGCGGCCACCCCCCTTCTAGATGTCCTCTCCTTCAATTTTTTGCGCCTAGGGAGGGCTTAAATTTATACGTAGCGATAGTAGTAGATGTGGGCACCCTTCAGTGTTCTCGGCAGGTACCTCGAGTTTCTAGACCGCCGAGAACGCCCCACCGTTCTTGTGATCGGCTCAGGATGGGGCGCCCATGCCTTTGTCGGCGCCATCGACCACAAACGCTACCAAGTCCGTGTTCTCTCGCCCCGAGGAACTCGGCTCAATCAGCCCTCCCTCATTCACAACTTCCCCAATTTTAATACAGAGAATCTTGTTACCCATTTGAGTCCCGCCGCCCGTCAGATCGAGGATATCGCCGTCGAACTTAAAGAAGACTCCAAGACCGTCAAAGGACTGAAAGGGGACTATTCCTACGACCACCTGGTCATCGCCACGGGTTCCGAGGCCTTCGATTTCAACGTGAAGGGTGTCCAAGAACACTGTCTGATGTGCAAGACGGACACCGACATGGAGCAGATGCGCAAGGTTCTTGAGACCAAGGACGCCATTGTGCTGGGCGCGGGGCCCACGGGCATCGAGCTGGCCTGCAAGCTCAAGTCCGAGGGGGTTCACGTCCGCATTCTGGAAGCGACCAGCACGATTCTGCCAGGGTTCTCAGAAGGCATGCGCTCCGCCGTCACTACCTATTTGTCCAATATCGAGTTGCCCGTAACTACAAACAGTCCTGTGCAGAGTATTACAAACGACGCGATCCTTCTGAAGAACGGACAGCCAATTCCGTATCAGGGCTCCGCCCTGCTCTGGACGTGCGGCATTCGCCCGCCGGCCTTTGTCCGCCAACTCACGGGGGGTGCCCCTTTGACCGTCGATCCGTTCTTGCGCTATAAAAAAGAGATCTATGCACTGGGGGACTCCGTAAAGGGCTATCCGCCCACGGCGCAGAACGCCAAGCAGCAGGGGATCTGGCTCGCCCAGCACTTCAATCAAACAACCACCAGTCCCTATGAGTATCATGAGCAAGGTCGTCTACTCGATTTGACATACGCGATCTTTATAGAGTACCAAGGTATTGTTTGGCACATCCCCTATTTCTTGACTCCCCTGGTTAGGGCACTGAAGGAGTAGGGCTACAGCGATCCCTTTGGCGGCGGACAAGAGGTGCCAGAGGCTATGGAAATAGATGTATTGATTCCGATTTTGTACATAGGCCTCCTGTATTTGATGGAGCGCAAAGGTGGCCACATTCAGATAGAAGACTTGTATAAAGATACCCAAGTCTTCTAATTGTGCTGCAAGAACGAGATCTGACAGAGACCAGAGAACCGCCAGACTATGGTCGAGGAGAGCGAAGAGAAGACTCCGTTCTTCCGTGGCATGCCAGGCCACGGAGGCGAGTGTGCCGGTCGTCACAATCCACGAATAGAGTGGAGTTCGGCATATTGGCACAAGAAGAATCAGGAAGTGACTGAGCGTCGTAAGCACAAGGAGCATGCACAACCACGTCACACCCTATTCGTCAATTTTAGACAGATGGGGTACCGTTAAAGTCTGTATCAGTCGGGTCAAAATTTGAAGTCAGCCTTCGGAGGAAAGACGGTAACCTCCCCTATGGAATTCCCTTACATCCCTTTGCAACATGCATTTACAGCCCAAGAACACAAATGGCCGGTGGCCGATCGTGAACGAATGCCACTCACGTATCATGACGATATCATGCGATGGATGAAAACCCTTTGCAAGATGATCCGTCTTGAACTGGAAACGCCTACGATGTCCCATTCCCTTCCCCGCCAGATTACACGGTGTCTGTATGCAGAACTCGATCTACTCGCAGACTCCTTGGATATCTGGAAGCTCATGAACGAATTTACAAAGAAGTTTGTATTGGAGGAGGCGGGACGCAAAGAGGCGCTCCAGATTATTCAGGCACAGATCACCTGTTCTGCAGAGTCGGATGGCGATTCGGAAGGCGAAGAGGACTGTATGAGCGACTGTGGCACGGACTGTGATGAGTCAACGGAGGCCTCGGAACGTTCGGGCTACCATCGGATGCGCATGACCATTCGAGAACTCCTCGGATCTGCAAGTCGTGTTCAGGTGCTCTATAAAAAACAGAAGCGGCGTCTGCGACGTCGTGCTTAGAGCAGCCCTTCGATGGTGTTTTTTATCTGTTCGAGGTGCGCGATCTTTCGATCCACCTGAAGGCACTCCTTGATGGCGACCTGATACTCGCGGACATCGGCCATGTCGTCGCTCTCATCGAACAGGAGCCAGTCGTGCGTGTCTTGCTTCAAACGGCGGCACAGCCTCTCAATCCGCAGGCGTGCCCCCGAATCGCCGCTGCACAGGGCGTTCTGGAGGCGGCGCAACTGGTGGAACTGTTTGTAGGTCAGAATGGGCATTTTGAGTACTAGTATGGATGGGACACGCATCTTCTTCAGGGGCAGCACGACTTCAATTTTTCTTCCAAACAAAATAGAGGCTTGTTGTCTTTTTGTTTTTGTTGTGTTTGCTGTAGTCTAGATCACAAAGGGGCAGTCCATGGGCTTGGGCGGCTGGAACTGGCCGCCGGCCGCCGAGGCATGGCCGTCCAGGGCTGCACACTCGGTCAGGTCAACGCCTTTTGCGCGTGCATGGTAGACGTACTTGCAGAACGGCTTGCCCTTGTAGTTCCAGGTGACCACGTGGTAATTGACAAAGATCGTGGTGCCCGGGTTCAAGTCAAAGACGTGCTGGCTTAGCACGGTGGTGTCCATGATGGCCGTGCCGATGAAGTTCTTGCTCGTGTTCGCCACGAAGATCGTCTTGCCGATCCAGGCCTTCGGCAGGTTCCACTTGACCTGGAGGGGCTCATCGATTGTGCCGTGGAACTGGGGGCACACGGCCAGCAAGGCCTCCAAGGCGGCAATCTTATCCCTGTAGAGCTCTATGCCCTCGAGGTAGATCGCACACTCCTCTTCGGGATCCTCCATGCGCTGCACGAGCTCTTCCATGGCCATCAAGGCCTCGGCAGGAGAGTTCGTGACGGCTAGGCGCGCAATGGGCGTGACCATCTCGCGAAAGGCGAGCGTCTGCTCGGTCACATCCTGCCACATGTCGATCTGGTTGATGTACGTAACCCAGGCGGGCTCGGGGAAGCCCGGGTAGGTGAGCGTCCATGCGAGGCGCGTTGCACAGCAGTCCTCTGCAAAGCAGCCGGCATCCCCCGCTAATCCCAGATGCGCCTTCGCGGCAGGATGGTGGTCGACGATGCGAACGGATGCGGCCGCCGCGGCATAGTCGGCCATCCTGGCGCCGCACGTCACATCGACGAAGAGGAGTTTGTGCCCCCGAACGGCCTCGACCGACGGCCAGGTGGCCTCGTTGCTGGGCGCCACGGGATGCACACGCACCTCATGATCCCATCGATAGGTCTTGTAGAAGAGGAAGGCGGCGCCCCAGCCGTCGGCGCAGTTGCCGTGCGTAATGATGTCCAGAATGGGCTTCGGAGTCGGCAACGAATTGCTGGACGTATCCTCAACAGGGTAGACATAATTGGAAGACATTTTGATCGTAATAATATGGATAATAACGATGTCTTGTGGCAAGCAGGAGGCCACCCCTTCTTCAGGCCGTCCCAACTTCAATTTTTTTGACCAGATCCTCCTCGAAGTGCGGATCGATCGTGATTCCCTGTAAACGGGGCACCAACGCGAGCGATCCGATCTCACCCGATCCGACACACCGTTTGACAATGAGATCCTGGAGCGTTCTCGGCTGCACCTTGTACAGGGGGCTCACGAGAGACATGCAGCAAGTAAGCAGCACTACGAGATCATCGAAGGAGTACTGGATCATGACGTAGCCGTCGGTCTCCACGGCAGAACGGATAGGGAGGAGTAGGCGGAGCCGATTGAGCAAGGTAACGGGCACGTCCTTGACATCGAAGAGTTCTTCGACGGTCTCCCGGAGCGCCGTGTGCACCCAGTCGATGTCACTGGACTCACGGCGCCCGCCGAGCCCCGACAGAACGGGATTGCGTTTTCCGACACCCACCAAGAACTGCTTCTGAACACCGGCCAAGGCCACGGAGCCCTCGGCAAAGAGGCAGCCGGCCGCCGTGTACTCGGGGTACTTCTGCGAAATGGGGGAGGGCGGACTCACGGAGGACTTAAAGAAACAGGCGAACATATGGCGTCAATTGCTTAGCAATCGTACATCAATTTTAGCAATAAAAATACAATGGTATTATTCATTTTCGTATCAGCTTTCTCTTCTTCTCCACCTTCCGAACTAATCTGCGCTTCCGCACCTTCTCCGTTGCCCTTACAATAAACACTGCGGTGGATGGATCCTCCACATCCCTGTAACCTACGAAGAGGCGAGTAAACGCGAGCTTTTCTGAGTCGCCCGTTTCAGCATAGCCCCTAAACTTAGTCCACCCTTTCAATTCTGTAAGGATCTCCTCACAGGAGAACTTTTGTAGCTTGTTCTTCATTGAGGAGTGATAGAAGCCATCCACGATAGTAGGTGTACGAGAACGGGATACCTTGGGGAAGCTTGCAATAAACTCATGAGCATCCTCCAGCGTCTCAAACTCTTCAACGCGCACAATCCAGTCTTTTTCGGCCTCGTAGTGACTGGCATTCTTGAGATCCATCACCGTGACTTCTGTGCTCTCCCCACGTTCTTTCCGTTCCCACGCCATATGGGCGATGTGCACAGCAGTCTCCTCTTGGTCACGCACTTTTTCAAAGGTCTTGGAATCGCTGTAGATTGTACAGCACTTGTCCTTATTAAAGCCACCGATGTTGCCAAAGACCCTGGCCATAGCCTGGTAGGCCTCTGCCTTCTCCTTGATGGAGCAGACAATAGCATAGTCGAAGAGGAACCCGTCATGGCCTTCAGCAGGGGCACTCTGGAATGTAATGCCGCGCTCGACGCACAAGAACCCCGTAATGGCAAGCGGAAACTTTGCCAATTCGTGCTTCACATAGAGTTCGGCCAGGGTCTTGTTAAACTCTGCAGGGGGCGCCTTGGGATCCGTGACCGTCAGGTAGGGGCGCAGATCCACTGGCTCTTTGCCCTTGGGGAAGCGGATCTCCTTGTGTTCTCCGTTCAGAACAAGCACAGCAAAGCCCTTCTTGATAAGAAGCTCACTGATATCCTCATGGCTAATCGTGTTGATATTGCCAGGGATGAAGGCGCGCATGCCAGGAGTCGACAAGGCAGGGTACTTCTTGAGCACGGCCTCCACATACTTATCGGCAGCCTCGCGCCCTGTGCCCTCTTCAATGAGCTTGCAGTGGATTAGGCGCCGATATATCTTAAGAGACGTCTCCTTATAGGGAATTACCTTGAGAGAAGGGAAGTGCTTGAAGACCTCCCCGAAGGTGGCCGAGACAAGAGTGATTTCATTCACCAAGGGACTTGCGGCAAGATCCTTGAACTTCATCCAAAGGCGGCAGCTGTAGTCCGCCTCGTCGATCCAGATATTGATCTTTTTTGGAAACTTATGCTTCTGCAAGCGTTTCACAAGGCGCTCAATGTAGTCTAGGCGCCTCTTGTGAGCGCAGACAATGATCATACCGACGACATTGTCCACACAATCCCACGCGAGGGTATCGGCGGGAATATTCGAGGCCTTCGTGCCGCTCGTCCAGCTGAAGATGTCCTCCTTAATCACAGCATTGGACTCCCCCTCCTCCTCCGCATCCGAGTCCACCTCTGCAGTACCGAGATCCTTCTTAAGACGGCTCGTAGTCTGATGCACGAGGAGTTTGTTGTTAGCGGAGACCCAGATGTCAATAGACGCCTCATCCAGCCGCTTTTCGTGTTCTTTGAATAAACGGATGAGATCCTCCGCCTTTCGAGTTTTCCCGCTCTGTGCGGGCAGGATTAAGCAACGCAGTTTGCTTGGATGTGATCCCATTTTCTGGTTCTACTATGGATAGGTGAACGTATACTCAAGCTCGAGTAGCCTTATATCGGTGGCAGTAATGGCTTCAAACTTATGTAAAAAAACTCTTTTATTTGTTTATGCAGTAGGATCCTCGCACACCTCTTCCACCTCTTCTTTCGTCTCCTCTTTCGTTTCCTCTTTCTTTTCTACTGGTAAGACCTTCCGCACAAGCCGTCGCTTCAAAGGGGGAAGAGCAGCCCATGTCCGCTGCCCCTTCCACTCAATGGCCTCGGGCGCACAGAACCGAATAGCTTTTACCCAGGTATAGGCCTTGACCTCCCTGTGGCTGGCAGTTCCGATGTTGCACTCATCCAGCACCACCTCGTCGCCACAGCGGAAGCCGTCTGTCTCAACAATGCCCGTCATCAGAACGAAGCCCTTGACAACGAACTTGACCAGGTCGCCCTTCATGGGCACCTGTTTCATGGCACACTTGCCCTTGGCCTGGGCAATGCGTGCAGAGGGCGTCCACTCATCCCTGAACTTCGCCAGGTTCCACAGCGTAGGGTTGATAAGAACGCGCCAGACTGTCATGTTGAATATGGATTTGTGTACATCAGGATGGATGCACACCCCTCTTCGTTGAAGCAGCTGCATCAAACTTATCCAAAAAAAACTCTTTTCTTTTGTTTTTGTTCATTTCCGTATCAGCTTTCTCTTCTTTTTGGGTTCTTCTATCACCTCTTTCCGTACCAATTTTCTCACTTTTTTTCCAATCGCCCGTACAATGAAGACCGCCGAATCAGCATCTTCCAAGTCCCTGTAGCCCACGAAGATGTGCGCTCCCTGCATGGCTCTGGCTTTGACGGGGCGGTTGCATCCCATATACGCCGTTTTCCTCATGGATGTGAGGCGCCGTGTCAAGTCCTCGTAGCTCATGAGCTCGTCACTGAGCAGGCGATTGATGTAGCCCAGGGCAGGATCCTGCGACTGGCGACTCTTGAGTTTGATCCCATATGTGCCCACGAGAGCCTCTGCGTCGGCCAAGGTCGCACATTCCGTCTGGTGCAGAACCCACTTTGCCTCCTCCTCCGTAGCAGCCGCGCGTTCCAGATCCTCCATGCAGACCGTCTCGAGTCCCTCTGTGTGTACGAGGTTTGCCAGGTAGACCGCCGTGTCCTCGGCCTTTTTGATGAGCGCAAAGGTCGTCGCGGCGGCGTAGATGGCGCACGGCCGCTCGTTGAATCCACCAATGTTCCCGAACACCCTGGCCATGGTCTGGTAGGCGGTGGCCTGGTTCTTGATGTCATGCACGATCGCATAGTCAAAGACGAAGCCCTTGTGCACGCCGGGTTCGGGCGCCGCCTGGAAGGTGACCCCGCGCCCAACGCACAAGTAGCCCGTGATGGCCAGGGGGAATCGGTGAAGCCGGTGCTTCACATAGAGGGTGGACAGCGTCTGATTGAACTCAGGCGGGACATCCAGGGGATCTTTGACGGTCAGGAACGGCTTCAACGGGATCGTGTCGAGGCCAAAGGGCATGCGGATCTCCTTGTGGTAGCCATTGAGGAGCACCACCGCAAAGCCCTTGTCCAGGAGGCGCGCGCACATGTCCTCATGGTAGTCGCATTTCAGCCCGGCGGGTATAAAGGCTCGCATGCCCGGCTCCATCAGGTGAGGGTGCTTGGAGAGGACGTGCTCCATGAAATGAGGAGCGTAGGAATCGGCAGGCATCTCGATGTGCTCGCAGTCCTTTAGGCGCCGATAGACCTCGGGGAAAGTGACGCGATAGGGGATCACAGGCAGCCTGGGGAAGACGGCAAAGACATCGTTGAAGGTGGCACTTACAAGGGTGACGGTGTTTACGATGGGCAGCGCAATCACATCGGCGAGTTTTGTCCAGAGCTTGATGCTCTGATCGGCCTCGTCGATCCAGAGATTGATTCGCTTATTGAACTTCTTGAAAGCTGCGATCTGGCGAATGAGCGTATCCACATGGGCTAATCGGCCTCGGTGAGCACAGACCAGAATGAGCTCTGCACCGAATTTAACCTCTCTAGCCAGGTCGGCGGCGGGTATATTGGTGAGCTTGGTGCCGCTCGTCCAACTGAAGATGGATCCTGTGATGGGGCCCTCTTCGTCCTCGTCAGACCCGAGATCCTTCTTCAGGCGGCTCGTAGTCTGGTAGACCAACAGCTTGTTGTTTGCTGAGATCCAGATGTCAATCGAGGGGTCAAGGTCTGAATCGGCCTTGACCTCTGCAATGAGCTCTTCGCATTTCCGGGTCTTCCCGCTCTGCGCGGGGAGATAGAGGCAGCGTAGTTTAGCTTCCATTGCAATTATGGATAGTGACATGTACCGGCGAGGCACCCACCCTTGGGCGGGTCGGCGAAGTCAAGTTTATAGGCTGTCCAAAAAGAATGAGGAAGTGCATGTGCACTTCCTCGTAAACCTTATAAAAAAAAGAACCGTTGCGCTGAACGTGCAACGGTTCTTTTACATAAAAAAGAACCGTTGCGCGTTCCTAAAAGCCATTCACCTTGCTTTTTACCCTGATCCTGGGGCTTATTCGTCCACGTCGAAGGGGTTGGGTGCCTCTGCATCCACCTCGCCGTCCTCCCCCAGGAGACCGATGTAGTCCCCGAAGTCACCGTCCGCTGCCTTCTCGAAGAGGTAGTTGTCTGCTGTGCGCAGGACATCCTTCCCCTTGAGCTTGTAGGGCTTGAGGCCTACATCGTCCTCCTCGTCCTCCTTGGCCTTGCCCTTCGCCTTGGGCTTCGGCTTCGGCTCTTCGTCGTCGGAAGGAGGAGGAGCGGCCTTGCCCTTGGGCTTCTGCTTCGGCTTCGGCTTCTCCTCTTCGTCGTCAGAAGGAGGGGGAGCGGCCTTGCCCTTGCCCTTGCCCTTGCCCTTGCCCTTGGGCTTCTCCTCCTCCTCCACAAGCAATTTCTTCTTGGGAGGAGGCGAGGAGGACGAGGAGGACAAGGAGAAGGCCTTCTCGGCAGCCTTCTTGGGAGCAGCAGGAGCAGCAGGAGCAGCAGGAGCCTTGGCCTTGGCAGGAGTAGCCTTGGGAGGAGGAGCGGCAGCTGCCTTCTCGGCAGCCTTCTTGGCCGCACGAGCCGCCTTGTTCGCAGCCTTCTGCTCGTCCGATAGCTTGCGACTCTTCTTTGCAGAGGAGGCACCGCTCTCAGACGAGGCAGCCGACTTGCGATTAGCGAAGCGCTCCTCCAGCTTTGCGTAGTCCCCCTTGCCGAAATCGGCAGTACGAGCGAACTTTGCGAACCGGGTGAGCGCCTGCTTGGCGTCCTTCTGCTCAGCAAGCCAGGTGGCGTACTGCTCAGGATAGGCCTCGACGGCGGAGTGTATGCCGTGGACTTCATCGCCCGCTGAGAAAGCCTGCCAGGCAGAGGTACGCTCCTTCGGCGGCAGGGGGATACCAGAGGCTTTCGCCTCTGCTTTCTCCTTGCGCTTCTGGGCATTCCTTGCCTTGGTGGCCGCCGAGCGGACGGATTTCGAAAGAAGTGCCGCGAATTCCTTTCGGCACTCTTTCATGGACGCAATGGCTGCATCCATCCTCGACAACACATCACTCGCAGCATCAGAACCCGTTGCAGTAGTAGCGACAGACATCTTGAGCGTTGAAATATGGATAGTAGTGAGGGCTCGGCAGGTGGTCTCACCGGGCAGCCTCCTTTTGGCTGGCCGGCCAACTTCAAATTTTTTTCTCGTTTGAGCTCCTAAGAGGGCTTAAAAGGGTGTAAAACACCCTTTTAATGGGCTTTTTCTCAAATTTTAGGGCATTTTGAGGAGGGGGTGGGAAGGCCGAAAAGGGGTGGTTTGCACCCCCTCGTCAAATTTGAGGAAAAATTGAAGGAGGGCTAAAAGGTACCCCCCCAAACGGATTTTGCGCCCTAAAAGGCCTCAAACTAGAAATAAATTTGAAGGCGGGGCTGCCCCAGAAAAAGGCATGCCTCCTCCAAGTGAGGGGGCTCCACCGGAAAGCTCCTCCGTTAAGAGAGCCGGACGTGGTAAGTGCCGGGTTAGCACGAGCTCCTTTAAGGGGCTCGTGTGAACCAGAGGGTGGTGACCATGACGAAGTGCTGCGAGTGAGGGGCAGCGCTGGGACTAGATCCCCCCTTCTGATATGAGTGTATCGGGAAATCCTCCGAGCCCCCTCTGCGGGTCTATAGGCATGCCCGAGCGGCTATGAACTTACGTCGGAAATCCCTCCGAGCCCTCCTGGTGGTATATAGGTGCGTGCACACGATCATAGACCCTACTTCGGGAATTCTGAAGCAAGTCCCCTTGGATTCTGAAGGTTGCAAGACATAGCATTCCTTCTGGGGCATATAAGAGCTAGGTGGTGTTCGGAAAGGTACAAGCATGTATCTTTTTTATTGCATCACCTCGTTCTTTGCAATAGCGAACTCTCATAAAGAACGAGGATGCGGGACTGCATTCTTTTTTGTTCGAGAAAATTGAAGTCCTTGACCCACCCTTTGTCTGGTGTGCCCAGGTATCCGGCACACATACCTCTTCTATCCATATTAAGATGCAGCACCTTCCTGACGACCTTTGCCTCGAACTCCGCTCCGGCCTTGCCGCCCCGTGTCTCCTCGTGCGCTTCCATTGGCGCCAATGGAAGCACATCGGCCGCAACCAGAAGGAGCCTGAGTTCACGTGGAATTCGATCGACGGCGACGAAGAGGTCGGCAATCACTACCGGCTCTTCGGGTATTACAAGAAGCACTGCGGAGGCGCGAAGGTCGGCTTCGAGCACCTGTTCGTCGCCGAGGGCTTCTGCCACCATGAGTCTCTGGCTTCCTGCTGCGCGCGCCTCTCGAAGGAGGAGCTCGGGCGCGTAGGGATGCTTGTGGATGGCTCTGCAGCCCCAGCTGCTGAGCCAGTCCCAGCTGCTGAGCCAGCGCTTGAAGACGAGCTGCTACCTGCTCCAGCCTATCCCTCTGCAGAGCTTGTAGATGCAGCGGGACTGCCTCTGCTGCTACCTGCAGAGCCAGAGGCAGTTCCTGAGTCCACTCAATGCATCTGCACCTACCCCAACCTCGCCCTCCTCCCCACGACCCTCCGTGTCCGCTACGCCTTCCCAGGTGTAGCAGGATGGGGGCGCCTCTACAGAACGGCCGAGAACGAGCTCCTCCTGCATCGCTGGGACATCGAGCCCCTCTCTCTCCTCCGCCAACGACATTCCAACATCCTGGAGCTCCTCTTCGTGAATGACGTCAGTCTGAAGACCATTCTGGAGACCTACACAGAGCGGCAGATCCGAGAACTGGATGTCTACGTGCTCGGCGCCTCGCTCCCCGAGCGCCTGGCGTCCTTGAAGGACTCCCTTGTGCACAAGAAGGAGATGCTGCGACAGCTGGAAGAGATCGCCGCGCTCCAGGCGGAGCAC